AAAATAGTAAGGAATGGTATAACTTAGAAGGTCAACTTCATAGAGAAGATGGCCCTGCTGTTGAGTATAAAAATGGAGATAAATCCTACTATATGAATGGTAAGCGTCATAGAGAAGACGGTCCTGCTATGGAGGATGTAGATGGGTATAAAGCTTACTTCATTAACGGCCAACGTCATAGAGAAGATGGACCTGCTATTGAATATGCAAGTGGAGATAAATCCTACTATATTAATGGTATCTGTTTAACCGAACAAGAATTCAACGATAGAAATAAATCATGTGAAGGTAGGGTGGTAGAAATTGATGGTGTAAAATATAAATTATCTAAAATATAAGTTATGAAAGAGTATAAAGTAATAGTAACAGAATATAATACAACATGGCGCAACTTAGAAGGTCAACTTCATAGAGAAGATGGACCTGCTGTTGAGGATGTAGATAGGTATAAAGCTTATTACATTAATGATAAACTTCATAGGGTAGATGGTCCTGCTATTGAATATGCAGACGGGTATAAAGCTTACCTCATTGATGGTAAACTTCACAGAGAAGATGGGCCTGCGAGGGAGTGGGAAAATGGAGATAAATTTTACTACATTAACCATAAATTATTAACCGAAGAAGAGTTTAATAGTAGAACTAAAACTTGTGAAAATAAGGTGGTAGAAATTGAAGGTGTAAAATATAAATTATCTAAAATATAAGTTATGAAATTCAAACAATTAAATACATCTCAAGATATGTTAAGTCTTAACCCATTACCAACACCATTATCGTTTAAGAAGATAGCAGATACTATGGATGAAGGAGATGTAATGTCGTTTAGATATAATTCCACTGACTATGAGATGGAAATATTTCTAGTATCTAGTAATAAAAAATATATGCATGTAAAAACCCTACATAAAATAAATTCATTAAGAGGAACTATGAATGTGGGTGACATCAGCAAAACATATATTAAAATGTTTACACACAACATGATGGGCATTAAATCGAAAGCTAAAATACCGGTGGGCGAGATTACCGATGTTACGATAACAATAAGAAATCTAAGGTGGTAATGCATGCGGATGGACGTGGGTACTGAGGCGGTACTTACGCCTTATGTATTACGGGGGTGTAACGTACTGGGACGGTTATATCGTGGGCGGGCGGTACGGCGTACGCTGTATATATCCATGCGCGCTGCTGTCCGTATATAACGCGGCGTGCGTAGAAAATGGTGGATGGTGACAAATCTATCTCGTACAACTTTACACCCCCGGGAAGTATATACAAATATACTACACTCCCCACATTCTAAACCGCGCATTAGCGTTTGGTAAAAATCCAAAACCCAATCAATTCAGAATACCCAAAAAATCTCTCTCAAAAAATTTTTACGTAAGGAGAAACGGCCGTATCACCTTGTGTATACTTATTTGTTCAATTGGGTTATAGATGTAAAACCATTCCAAAGTGGTTGTTTTGAAATTTCCATTAAATCTACTTCTATATCTTCACTATCCAAAGTTATTTCAGAGATGGTCCCACCTTTTGTTTTATATTTTATCAGATATTTAGGTAGGATATTAGAATTATCAAACCATTTCCAACCTAAAAGCAACCTACAAAATAGTCGATTAATAGCATTTGGTTTTGTACCTATATAAAATTCTAATTTCACACCTTCTCTATTACCTATTACATAACCCCCAGCGTGTGTGTGTATATTTCTTGCTACAAATCCTAACATATTATATTGTGGTTTATTTATTACTTTAAACGTGATAATGTGAAATTTATCGACGTGATTTGTTCAAAAATGTTTTCAAACGCTGTTGAATTCATTTTATCCGTAGCATTCACGGCATTTTTTTGATTATCCAAGAGTGTGTGGATGTGACTAATTTTTTCTTCTAACGAGTGCGTAATTTTAGCATCATTTTCCTCATATTTCTCAATAGAATGCTCGATATCCTCCAGTCTACTTATGATGTCAACGATATGTTTTTCTACATCGTTAAATCCCGTAGATGACGTAGAATTACCATTGTATATGTTGGTTTTTGAACCGAAAAACTTATAGTAAACGATAATAGCTAAGTTTACCTCTAAAATAAATAAAACTGTTAGTAAAATGGCTGTGTAAGTGATAGTAATCATAATTTTGTTGTTTTAAATTGTTTGGTTAATAATGTCGTGCTGTGTTAATTCTTTAATATAAACTCCTTTATTGAAAAATGCTATTGTAGGGTAATATTTAATTACACCTGGTAAAAATTTGCAACTCTTAACGTGTTTTAGGGAATCCACTATTATTATTGTGTGAATATTTTCTAATTTACGTAAATGTGGTAGGAGTTTTCTACAAGCACCACACCCATCGGATTTAAACATCACTATTAGGTTATCCATTCCCACGTAATGTTCTAAATCATCACCCTGTAATTCTATTATATCATTCATATTGATAATATATGACTTTATTTTAGATAAACCACATTATTTTGGTGAGATTGTGTATATATGTATTTATTTATTAAGGGAGCGTTAGCAAGTTAGTTTAAGGTTTTTTTATTTTTATATCTTTAATAATAATGCATAGGAGACTTGGCTTCCCCGGCAATATTTCGTATATTCACGTGTTCGAATGGTTCGAGACATTAATAATTAAAAATAAAGGTTTATGTTAGATTACAAAAGCAATGAGTTCAAAAGTTTAGAAGAGTTAAAGAAAATAGCTCCTAGTATTTTCACAAAGTCCGGATCCTCTGATACTTCCGAAAAGTATACTCACATTCCAACTAATAAAGTGATTGGAGATATGGAATTATTAGGATGGCGTGTTGTAGATGCTAAACAAGTAGCTGCAAGAACACAAGCTACTATGGGATTTCAAAAACATTTAGTTGTTTTTAGAAATGCTGATGTTGTAATTAGTGGAGAGGATGGAGATACTGTTTACCCTCAAATATTACTTACTAACTCACATGATGGTAAAAATTCATTTAAATTTACTGCGGGTTTATTTAGAATGATTTGTGAGAATGGTTTAGTTATATCAACCGAAACCTTCGAAGATATTAAGGTTCGTCATATGGGATACGATTTCGAAACACTACAAGGTGTTATTAAAGAGATGGTTTTAAAGTTGCCTTTAACTGTTGATTCAATGAACAAAATGAAAGAAATTGAATTATCTGAGGATCAGATGTTTGATCTAGCGAAATCATTTTTAGACATAAGAATTGAAGGATCTAGCAATTCATTTAATGATTCAGCTATTTATGATGTTTTAATACCTCAAAGAAATGCTGATGCAGGAATGGGGTTATGGGAAGTTTTTAATAGAGTTCAAGAGAATATTATTGAAGGAAATTTTAAATATAATACCTCCAATGGTAAAACCCGTCAAGCTCGAGTTATTAAGAATTTTAAGCAAGATCATGATTTGAATAAAAAATTATTTTCAAGAGCTTTAGAATTTGTAGTATAATGAATAATTTTAAGTATATATTATTATTATGTATCTTTGGGGCGTGTAGCCCCGAAGATATTAATGAATCAGTTTGTGTAGATGGGTTATGCAATTCTGAATTCTATATAGATACATTAGTTCAACCTAATACTTATCAAGATGTTAATGGATATTGGCATGTTTTTTATTATGGGTTAGGATATTTCACAATTCAGGGGGAATTAGATGAAATCAATGCAGAAATTAACGGTGTTCCCTTAATTGAAACACAGTATGATTCTGATTATTGGGTAGTGTTTGATAGTATTAATTTTAAAGTACCTACCTACTCAGTACTAAGTTGGTTTACAGGAGGCGATTTTAATACTCCAATTTCTATAGGAAATATTGAATATACTTTATCAGATATAGCACAAATAAGTCCTCCTTTAAATATTTCGGGGTATCAAATTCCTAAACATTTTTGTTGGGAGTGCCCCTATGCTGAAAGTTTATTAGGTACATACAGTAAATATAATTATAAACCTAGACAGCAAATATTTTTGGATAATGAGATGATAGGTGATACTTTACATATATTTATAAAAACTACTTTTAATAATGATATAGGTCCTAGGGAAGTTATAGAAAAATCATTTAAAATAGTAGTGGATTGAAACCTTGCCTACTCCATATGCCATAATGACACATAATAACACGTGTTTTAACGTGTTTTAACGCGTAAATACTCGTATGTGCCATATATAGCATCTTAAAATAATATTACGTTAAATTACAGTATAATTTTTTTAAAACATATATAATGGGAAAAATAATAGTAATGAAGAAAACCATTGATTGGCTTGTAATGAGCAAACAATTTGAGGCTGTTGATAATTTAATGGGAGCGGGTTTAGATTGGCAAACTATAAACATGGAAGATGAATCAATATATTATAAATTAAATTAAATGAACAAAAGAAAGCCGAGAGTAATACCAACAGTTAAGCCAACTGACAGAGTTAACCTAAATGAAGAATTATATCTATCCAAACCATCTTCTGATGGTAGAGATGTATTAATTAATGTCTTAATGTCTACTATTAAAGTGATGGAGGAAATGTGGGATTACCACCCATCTAACCCAAATAAAATAGATATAATAAGTGAATATTCAAAATTAGAAATAATCAGGGAAGACCTTGAAAAATATTTGGATGCGATGGATATCTAATGTATATTTATAATCATGATAGATGCCAATAAAATTTTTGACCTATTTTCTGAGGGTACAGATATTAAAAACAGACTACTTGAAGATTTAATAGAAGACCCATTAACTAAAATAGGTATGTTTGTTAAATTAATACAAAACCACGAAATATTTTATAGGAAATTAAGTCAGTTTTTATCAAAAGATAATCCTGATTATGATGTTGAACAAACTAAAACATCGTCCAGTTTTGCGGTTTATAATAGAGCTTGGTTTTATATAAAGCAAATTGATTTGAAAAATAAAGACCACTTAGAAGCAATATTAAAATTTAAAAGTGAACCCCTCTTAGATACTTTAAGTAAAGCACTTCAATATTTTGAGAATACAGAGCAATATATAATATGCGCTCAATTGCTAACTATAATAAATCTTAAAAAAAATATATAAAATAACTAGGATATTAGAGAAACTTTACATACCTTTGCTATACCGAAATATTAGGAAATAAGGGTTAAGAAGATAGGGAATAAGGGAATAAGGGAATAAGGGAATAAGGGAATAAGGGAATAAGGGAATAAGGGAATAAGGAGATAGGGAATGGGGGACAACCTTACCATTTTATGTACACTTATTTTCCATTTCAATATTTATAATTAAAACATGTACACATTATACAAAGATAAGTCTGAAATTTTCGAATGTAAAGTAATGGTAGAGGGGGCTGATTTAAAAAATGCCCAAGCTAGATTAATATTAGAAAATGATGAATATTCATTATTATTTAAAGGTAATATAGATTCTGATGGTAAATGTTCTATAGATATCAGACAACTAAAATTTTTATCTGAGAACCTTAAAGGTAAAATGAAATTAGAAGTTATAGTGGATAATGATACTTATTTTATACCTTATGAAGATGACTTTATAGTAGATGTAAGTAAAAAAGTAAGAGTAGAGGTAATACAAACAACATCACCCTTAATTAGTGATAAAAAAGTTGTAGTAAAAGTTAATAACCCTAACAAACTTATTAAGTCTCCTAAGATTTTAAATACTTTACCTATATTTGAAATTGCGATTAAAGAAGCATATGATGCTATAAACGATGATACCATTAAGAATTTAAAACCCTTGGTTAAAAAGTTTTTAATAAAAGAAATGTTACAAGAAGTAATTGATAAATATAAAATACCATCATCAGATATAAGTAAATTTAATAGAGGGATAATACAGGAAATCAGAAAAAATAAGTTATAACACATGGAAAATAATTTAGAATTTGAAAATATACAAGATACATATCAGAGACTAATACAAGTTGTTGATAATATATTATATGATGGGAGTGGAAACTTATTAGAACTATCCCTAAATAGTATTGAAAACTTAGAAGCCTACATAATATATAAGGCAAATACCCAAATGCTTAATCAAATAAATTTTATTAATCTAAGAAATGAAATATGGATTTAACAATACCAGAAGCAATAATAGCCTTAGAAACAACTAACGCAGAATTATTAGCCAGCGTTAATATATCTAAAAATAATATTGATAGTAGAATAGCAGAAGCCGTGGTTTTATCTGAAAATAAAGCTATTGAACCCTTGTTTGGGGTTGTAACTAATCAGTTGATTACTCAAACCCTATTAATAAATTTAATAACATTATAAAATATGCCAACTACCGAAGAACTTTTATTAGCCATATCCAATGCCGCAACAGCACAAACCTTAGCTGTAGCAGCTTCAAAAACTTCAGTTGATAACTTAACTGATAGTTATGTTGATACTAAAAATAAAGTTGATAATGAGCTTAATAATGTAGATAACACTTCAGATTCATCCAAACCCCTAAGTGAGGCAGATATATTAGCTTTAAATTTAAAAGTAAATATTAGTGATTTATCTACTATAAATGGTCAATCTATTGTTGGTGGGGGTCCTTTAGTTATAGCAAGAAGTCTAACTGAATTAGAAACTTTACCCTATGAAGATAGAGGGGCATTAAGGACTCCCATCCCTCCATTACCTTCTTCGGATGATTCTGTTATAGTTGAGGGAATTGGACTTTTAATTTTTGTAGATTCCTTTACGGAACCAGATGATGATGAAACCTCTTTTATAGCTGTTGACCCCGTAAGTCTTTTACCTATTGGACAATGGCTTTTAAATCTGGCGGCACCTGATCTAGCGGATTCATGGGCTACGGATGAAAGACATCTTAGAGATGAACTAGATGAGGATGAAATAAGTAGACTTAGCATGTTTTTTACAACAAAATAAATATTATATAAATTAAAACTATTATGAGATTAACAACAAGAAGATTATTAAATGCTATTAAATCTACATCGGTACTAGGCGTGGAATTAGAAGAAAGATTAGCTGATGAAGGAACTACCTCGGGTTTTCTTGAAGCGTTAGCTATGCGAAGTGAAACTAGAAGTTTAGCCGCAAGTCCTACTGCATTAGCAGCTATAATTTCAAGTGCTAGAGCAACTAATTCTATTTTTGCAGCCGCTAGTATAAATAATTCTACTGCTGCTCAAGCTGTAGTATTAAGTCCGCTAGCAATGAGTATGGTTTCAAATTCATTACCTGCTTTAATTACGGTAATAGAAAACTCAATTTCCTGGAAGTTATTTTATGAAAGTTCATTTTATGAAAATAATATAGTAACCATAACAGCATTGTTTGCGGGTAGAAATCCCAGTAATTATAGTTCTATGAATTCCTTAATTGCGGACGTTGTGGCTATGGCTGAAATCTCAGTAAGTAGTAGGGCAATGATGGCTATTGTTCAAAGTGCACCAACAATGGCTATTGTAGTACAAAGTACAAATGCAATGGAAAATATTGCAACATCATCTGTGGCCATGAATATATTTGCAAACTCTGATTTAAGTATGAATTTACTATCACAAAGCCCAATAGCTTTATCTCAAGTAACTAATGAAGCTAGGCAAATAGTATCATCCATACCCTCTGCTATTAAAATAGTTTCATCATATTCTGCAGTTTGGTTAGGTTTAATTAGTAATTCATCCACTTTAGAATCAAATTTATTTAATATAATAACAGGTATAGCGGATCTAGATAAAGCCCTATATTTTAATTCAGTTGAAAATATATTTGATGATGGGGATGCTATGGCTAAAATAGCAAATATTCTACCTATTATGCAAGCTATTGTAGGTGTGCCTTCGGCATTAACTTTATTAACTAATAGCCCAAATTTAGGAATAGCTCTAGCTAACCCTATTACCGTTGGAGTATTAGCAAATGATACGCCCACACTAGTATCTCTTATTCAAAATACAACAGCATTTCCACTATTATTATCAAGCTCTGCTGCTAAAGCAGCTATATTTTCTTCAACCGCTGCTATTGATGCCATAGCGGGAAGTTCGGAAGCTATATCAACTTTAACTGCACTCAAACTAACAAAAATTGCACCAGCTTTACCAGATGCTCTACCAGCCGTCTTCCAGACATATGGAATACCAGGGAAAACTTTAATACTTACAGTAGTAGCTAACTCGATTGTAGCAACGTTTGTAGAATTTGAATTTAACGGAACACCTCAATTCGGTTCGAATGCGGGGGCAGTTATCCAAACACCAGGAACTTCATTATCATCAGGACCTGTTGCACATATTGCGGCCTATACAGATTTAACATGGAATGTAAAAGCCATTGCAGCAACAGCGGGTGCTCAACCTACTATTACTTATGTAGATTTTAATTAATATATGCCTTTTAATGAAACTAAGGTTCCTCACAAATGGGGTAATGCCCCTGTAATATGGGGTAATAACCCCTTCATATGGAGTGATGTCTTTTATATAATAAAAGAAATTATTAATGGAGGGTCTTACCAAGAGGGTTTTAGGGCGTTATCTAAAGAAAAAAAGGAGAAATTTATTAAAGTGGTTTTAACTTTAAAGGGTATTAAATACGAAGATAAAAAAACAAAATTTAAAAAATATAAAGTGACCGTTAAAGATATAGAAATGGTTATAAAAGAAGTAAAAGTAAGAATGTTAGAAAATAAAATCTAAAATAACTAGGATATTAAAGAAACTTTACGTACCTTTACTGTATAATAAAATAATAAAAACAATAACTATGAGAAACAAAAATTTATTTGAGAAAAAATTATTACAAATATCATCAACTCTAATAGAGCTTAAACGTATGACTAGTGATTCTAGAGAATCCGTTTCAAGTTTTATTAAAAAAATTGAATCTACCGAAGGGGTTGTTGAGGATTTACAATCAATGGTTGAGCAGGATAATACAATTAGTTAAATTAAAAATAATAAGTTATGATATTCACACCAGAACAAATCCAATCTAATTGGGGAGAATTTTTAGGCAATATTTCAAACTATATAGCAGAGCCTAGACAACAAAAATTACTTGACTTTTATAAAAAATTTGAAGACCGTGTAATACTAATGCCCGCGGCCAATCATAAAAAATATCATTCAGCATTTCCTGGAGGATATGTTGACCATGTCAATAGGGTTGTTAGGGGAGCATTAGCCACATCTGATATGTGGGAGAGTTTTGGTTGTAATATGTCTACCTTTACTAAGGAAGAATTAGTATTTTCAGCAATAAATCATGATCTGGGTAAAATGGGTTCCGAGGAACATGAAGCATATATACCTCAGACAGATAAATGGCGTAAAGAAAAATTGGAGGAAGATTATACTTTTAATACAGCTTTACCATTTGCATCGGTTCCAGATAGAGGATTATTTTTACTACAACAGCATGATGTTAAATATAGCTTTAATGAGATGGTAGCAATCCAAACCCATGATGGAATATATGACCCCGCTAATGAAAAATATCTAAAGGGATTTATGCCAGAAACCAAACCTCGTACATCTTTACCTTTCATTTTACACCAAGCAGATATGATGGCTGCAAGGATTGAATTTGAAATTGAATGGTTGCCTAAATTTTCTAAGCAGGAGAAAAAGGTTTTAAATAAACCAGAACAATCTAAACAAACCAACCCAACAATTAAAACTAAAGCTTTTAGTAAGGTAGGTAGTGTAGGGTTAATGAATATGTTAGATACTATCACATAACTTATTAAAAATAATGTGGATACGTCAAATAGGGGTTGTATGTTACCGGTAGAACATAACCCCCTTATAAACAAATATCATTTGTCAATGTAAGATTAAAAAGCATTAAATACTTATGATACTTAAAATAGTTATTATATTAGGTGTATTGGTCGTTATCTTAGGATATACGACCTTTAACTTATTCCGAAAATACGGCAAATTAATGGACATTGTAATATCCCAAAATAAATTTCTTAATAAAATAGAAGAAAATATTACATCCAGTAATAACCGTTTAAAAAAAATAGATGAAAAAGGATCTTTTGAAAGCGATGATGAAATAGGTTGGTTTTTCAATGAGATTAAAGATATTCAAAATAATTTATTACAGTTTAGAAAAAGTTAATAATGGAGGAAATAAAAAAAACACGCAAACCTAAGAGCAAAAACTACTTCACCCAGGATACTGAAAATGCTATTGTATTATATAATAATACTGAGTGTTCTGATATGAGAAGTAGAATATACGATAAAGAAATCCACTATGCATTCTTTAAACTTACTCAAAATATCATTCATACTTTTAAATTTTATCACACTGAAGTAGAAAATTTAGAACACCTACAACATGAGATAATTATTTTTCTTTTATCAAAGATCCATAAATTTGACCCAACACGAGGTACTAAGGCGTATTCCTATTTTGGTACTATAGTAAAACGTTGGTTAATATTGTATACCACTAAGAATTATTCTAAAAAGATAAAAAAAGTACCCATCGATATATTAATGGATGAAAACTCGACCCATACTTGTAAAATTGGTGACGAAGAAGTCAAAACAGATCTTGACAAATATATTGAAATCTATTTGGAGCATGTTACTAAAAACATTTATACATTTTTCCCAAAAAAGAATGATGCTCAAATTGCGGATGCTATATTAGAATTATTTCGTAAAAGAGAAATTATTGAGATATTTAACAAAAAAGCACTTTATATATACATTCGTGAGATAGTTGATGTAAAAACTCCTAAAATTACCAAAATAGCTAATAAGTTACACGTTATTTTTAAACAACAATACATACCTTTTTTAGAAAATGGGTATGCTAAATTCTAATTCCTTTCTACTTTCATATTTATAATAAAAATTATGGGAGCATTAGACAGCGTTATATTTGGTGATAAAAAATTCTCAGATATATTAAGTGAAATATATAATAATCAAAAATCCAAACAACAACAAATTGGGGGGCTTATTTCAGAATTAAAACCTCTTATTAAAGACATAGGAGATGCAACTCTACTTGTACCCCTTATTAAAGAATATATGGAAATAGGTGTTCGTAATGATGAACAGCTAATCAAAATGGCTACTATTATACAACGTGTAGTTAACAATTCAAGCAGCGATGATGCCTCAGGTATAACAGATGCTGAAAAAGATCAATTAATGGCTGAACTTGATAAACTTAATGAAAATTACGAAGCCAATAAAGATAAATAATGTTAAAAACAGGCATATCATATTTAAATAACTCGGCCACATCCAATATGGACAACTCACAGTTGTCTAACCTTAATAGTGGTGATTTTATTGTAGCTCGAGTACTTGATATCTCTATAAATAGCGACTCAGAAATATTTTCTATTACAGGGGGGTGGAGTGGGATTGGCTCTATAAAATTTCAACAAATTACTAAATCACTTTTACCTTCTACTAAAAGTCAGGAAAATACTACCTTTGCAACTCCTTGTAATGGACAATTTAAATCTTTTCCACTAGTAAATGAAATGGTACTTATTTTTAAAGGACCTTCTACTAAAAATACTCAAACTACCAACACTAAAACTTTTTACTATCTAAATACTTTTTCGCTTTGGAATAACCAACATGCAAACCCCTTCCCTGATGTGTATTTTAATGATATAACATTATCACCTTCTATGAATAAGAGTAATGCTGATATACAAGCAGGTAGTGTGAGAAAAATATCAAAATCCATAACATCAATAAATCTAAATGGTAATAGTGGGGGTAAGTTCATAGAAAAAGGGAACATTCACCCTATTTTACCTTTTGCGGGGGATAGCATATTTGAAGGTAGATTTGGTAATAGTATTAGATTAGGAAGTACTTCCAACAATAACGGACTACAAAACAACTGGTCGTCTGCAGGAGAAAATGGTGACCCCCTTACTATATTTAAAAATGGTCAATCCCCTTTTAATAATTCAAAAGGATTTGAACATATAGTTGAAAATATAAATACTGATCCTTCATCGATGTATTTAACTTCTACCCAAAAAATACCTATTAAAGTTGCAACGGCAACACAAAACGTAGGTGAAGGAGTTACTATACCCTTTAATAATTTAATATCACAAACCCCTATATCCCCACAATCTTTTAATACACCTCAAATAATACTAAATTCAGAAAGGCTTTTATTCAATACAACAGTTGATAGTATAATATTTTCAGCTCAAAAATCGTTTATTGCAGAATCTAAAGAAGATATGGGGTTAAAATCCTTAAAGGGTAACGTAACTTTAGTAGCTGATAAGGGTGTTGTATCTTTAGGTAAAAAAGATGCAAATCAATCCTCTATTAGAGGTGATGACTTTGCTATTCAATTTGATGCTCTTGTAGGTACGTTAAAAAATCTATGCTTAGCTCTATCTAAAGAATCATCAACTCCTATTGCTGCCTCCGCTTCAGAACTATTAATAAAAACTTTAGAGGGGATACAACAAGCAACTCCTAATTTTTTGTCTAAACAAGTAAAACTTAATTAACATGGCTATTTTTACAGAAAACATGCTACTTGATTTAGGGAAATTATTCTTAAAGACACAACAAGGTCAAAATCTTATAGCAAAATCCGAAGGGATTAATAGTGATGTAAAATCATACAAGGCATCGGCCGAGGTTTTAAAAAAATATGTTCCTGAGATGCAAACCTTTACTACAACTGGTAGGGTATATGATAAACAAACAGGTCTTCCCTTAAAGGGTATTGAAGTAAAACCTCAATTTACTTTATATCCTGTAATTCGAGTAAAAAGAACAGCTGAGGAACTACTTGAAAAGAAAAATGCAAATAAAGGAGAATATAAATTTATAAAAGATAACAATTCCCCCAATTTTACTAAAACAGATGAAGAAGGTAGATTTGAAATTCAATTTTCAATACCCACTCTACCCTCACTAGGTAATAAATCACTAGTTAAACCAACTATTTTTTATAATGAAAAGGAATATGCACCTGCTATACAAAGTTTAATAAATGGTGATAACGAAATACCCCAAGAATTACCCATATTTGGTTTAATAAATCTAGATTTAGCCTCAAAACAATCATTAAGACAAATAGAAGAGGAACTTGCATCTGTATCTGAAAAAGCTGCAAACACCGCTTTGGATGCTACTGAACTATTAATCAATGCAACCAGACGTAAAGTAATGGGTATGGCTACTGTTATACAAACTAAATTATTCCCATTAGCTTTTCAATTAATGATTCTATTTGGTATAGCTAAAATCGAGCAGGCTTCTAATAATCAAGAAACTTGTCCTAGTGGTGAAGTATTAAAAAGCATAATTAAAAGAAGAAATAGTGTAGTACGACAATTAAATAACATATATAGTGTTATTATAGCTAATACTCTTTTAGCGGGTTTATTATTATATTTGAGTACTTTATTAAAACAATCACAAATATTAATTTCATCTATCCCAATTCCCTTAGGAGCACCTGTAGGGGTAGGTGTACCTTACTCAGTAGTAGCTAAGCTAGAAGATATAAAAAAACAAATCGACAAATTAATAAATATAGCAGATAATACTAAAAAAGCTTTGTTAATTTCTTTAGTCTTTTTAATAATATCTTTATTGTTAATTTTAAAATATTTAAAAGCAATTGATGGGTTAATAGATAAATGTACTATAGAACCTAATAGTGGGGAAACCATGATAGAATTGAATGCTGAATTACTAGCATTATCCAGTTTACAAGCGGAGCAAGGAAATCCTGTTATTACTAAAGTAAATGGGTTTATTATGTCTGTGCAGGTAGTTGATAAATCTAATGTTGACGATTATTTTAAAAGACAAGCAATAGCTAAAAACTCTCAGGGTATTACCATATTAAAAGGAGAACCTTCATTTAGTGCCGGAGATCAAATATTAATAGACGAATTAGTATTTTATATTCAACAAAACAATTTAAAAGCAGATTAATTTAATATTTATAATTATATGAAACTAAGTCAATTAAAACAAATAGTAAAAGAAGCCGTAAAAGAGGCAATACAGGAAGAAATGAAAGACATTTTATTGGAAGCAGTACGTTCTTCTAAACAAACAATTTATGAAAACCAAATGTCTACACCTACAACAAATGTAGTGGCACCAATATCTAACAATTATGAATCATATTCACCACTCCCTGAAACCGATAGATTGAAACTAAGAGAAAACATGATGAGTGTACTGGATGGAATGAGACCAGGAGCTAACGGTACTCTAAATGCCACTACCTCAAACATTCAACCTTTACAAATGGTAGGAAGTATGGATACTACAAGCCCAAATGGTCAATTACCTCAAGGAGATGTATCTATGGAAATGATTAATAATATAATGCAAGGAAAAATATAATATATGGCATTTGGGGCAATACAACAATTTCCAAACGATACCCAACCTAGAGTAGGGATAGGAGTTAATATACCATTTAATGAAGGTGGAGTATTCACCCCTAATTACCTAACAGCTACCTCTATTAAAAATAACTTAATAAACTATTTTTTAACAAATCCTGGAGAAAGACCGGGTAACCCATCATTTGGGGGAGGTTTAAGAGCATTTATTTTTGAGCAAATAGTAAGTGAAAATATAGATTTTTTAAGGGAGGATATTTCAACTAAAGTTGGAATGAAATTCCCAAATATAGTAATTAATAACTTAGATGTATTACGTTCTGAAGATAGTAATACTATAACAGTACAATTATCTTATATTGTAGTAAACACATCTATTAGAGATGAAATAGTATTAAATTTCGCATAATGGCAACAAAAAGAAATATAAATTACATAAATAAAGAGTTCTCAGAATTTAGGTCTCAGCTTATTAATTATTCGCAAACCTATTTTCCAACAACCTATACTGACTTTACAGACTCCTCACCAGGAATGATGTTTATAGAACAAGCTGCTTATGTTAGTGATGTTTTATCTTTTTACTTGGATAATCAAGTCCAAGAAAATTTTATGCAATATGTAAGGCAAAGTGATAATTTATATGATTTAGCCTATATGTACGGTTATAAACCTAAAGTAACAGGTTTAGCCGAAACTACAATGGAATTTTTTCAACAACTCCCTTCTATACAGGTAGGAAATGTTTTCCAACCTGATTATAACTACTGTGTTAATATACCTAGTAATACTGTCATTACAACCCAAACAGCATCCCCTATAAGTTTTACAATAGAAGATCCTGTAAACTTCTCAGTATCTAGCTCAAATGATACTACGGAAGTGTCAGTGGCTCAGATGAATGATAGTCAACCCCTATATTATCTATTAAGAAAAACAAGAAAAGGATTTTCTGGGAAAATTAATACTGAAAGTTTCAGTTTTTCGGCACCACAAGAATTTCAAACTATAACTTTATCATCCCCTAATATAGCGGGAATTGTAGATGTGATAGATTCAGAGGGTAATAAGTGGTATGAAGTAGACTACTTAGCTCAAGATTTAGTATATGATAGTTTAAGAAATACTAATATTAATAGTCCTAAAACTTCTGAGGATACTGATACCCCATTTTTACTACAAACTAAAAATGTACAAAATAGATTTGCAACTCGTTTTCTGTCTTCTACTCAATTACAAATACAATTTGGGTCAGGTAACCCTTTAAACACCACTGAGGATGTTATTCCTAATTCTATGAATGTAGGCTTAGGTTTACCTTTCGAACAGAATAAACTAACGGCTGCTTACAGCCCCACTAATTTTATATTTACCAATACCTACGGTGTATCACCTACTAATACAACCTTAACAATCAGATATTATACTGGAGGTGGGGTTGTTTCGAATGTGTTATCAAATTCCGTTAATTTATTAAATAAAAATGATATTACCTTTAATAAAAGAGGATTAAATTCTAATACTTCAAACTATATATTTAATACCATAGCTGCTAATAATGTAGTAGCGGCGAGTGGGGGGCAAGATGGAGATACAATTGAAGAAATTAGACAGAATTCTATTTCTCAATTCTCTACACAAATGAGAAATGTAACTCGAGATGACTATTTAGTAAGAGCATTAAGTATGCCTTCAAAATATGGTGTAGTATCTAAAGCTTTAACTCAAAAACCTAATGCTGAAAGCTCTAATACTACTTTAGAACTATATGTTTTAACTAATGATTTAAATAACAAATTAACAATTTCCTCTAATTCACTAAAAGAAAATCTTCGTACTTATATCAATCAATACCGAATGATTGGCGATACTATAAGCATTAAAGATGCTTTTATAATTAATTTTGGAATTCAATTTGAAATAATAACATATCCTAATTTTAATAATAATGAAGTGATTGAGAGGTGTATATCATCTTTACAAGATTATTTCCAAATAGATAAATGGCAAATTAACCAACCCATAATTTTATCTAGTCTTTTTGTATTACTAGATTCACTAGAAGGAGTACAAACGGTCAGAACAATTACAGTTGAGAACATAGCAGGAACACTATCTGGATATTCACCTTGGGCTTATGATATGGATGGTGCTAATCAAAATGGTACTATATTCCCATCTCTAGACCCTAGCATATTTGAATTAAAATATCCTAACACTGACATTAAAGGAAGAGTAGTAAACATATAATTATGGCTGTATACAAATTATTTCCCTCACAAGATGCTTCTATATATAGTGGTAATCCTTCTATGAACACCGGACTTGATCCTATTTTAGATGTAGCTAACTACGTTACAGATATAAACCCTGTATCCAGAGTAGCAAGATCTTTAGTTAAGTTTGATCAATCCGAAATAGAAGATGTGATTGATTCAATATCTAAGGTAACAGGTTCTTGGGATAACTGGTCAGGAAGTTTAAAATTAAATGTAGCTAAGGCAACTAATGTTATTTTAGAATCAAAAATTGAAGTATACCCCATATCAGGCTCATGGAATAATGGTTCGGGGCAACATATGGATAATCCCGTTAATCATACAGGAACAAGCTGGGTATTTTCAGATTTTTCAGGTTCAAATAAATGGCCAACTTTAAATCTTCCTCCCTTAGTTACATCCTCTTATTCTGGAAGTAGTAATGCTGGTGGGGGAACCTGGTTCACAGGTTCAGGTGGTTATGATGGGGTTGGTTCTTTAGAATTTACTCAATCTTTTAATTTAAGAAGCAATAAGGATTTAGATATTAATGTAACAGATGCTTTAAAGGTATGGTACTCTTCATCTAAAAATATAAATGAGGGCTTAACTGAAATACCAAATGAAGGGTTTATAATTAAATGGGAAGACAGTAAGGAATTTTCAACAGAAAGATCAATATCCCCCCAATTAAGTTATTACTCTATTGATACTAATACTATTTACCCCCCTCAACTAGAAATAAAATGGGATGATTCTGTTTATGAGACTGGGTCTTTAAGTGTGATAGATACCCCACATTTGTTTGTAGCATTGGACAACAACCCTGGTATATTTTATAGTGAAAGTATAAATAATTTTAGACTAAATGTTCGCCCTGAATTTCCAAAACGTAGTTTTCAAACATCCTCTATTTATACAACTAATTACGCCCTACCATCACAATCTCTTTATGCAATTAAAGATTTAGATACTAATGAATTTGTAATAAATTTTGATAAATCATTTACCAACATTAGTTGTGACTCTACTGGAAGCTTTTTTACTGTTTACATGAGTGGTTTGGAGCCCGAAAGATACTATAGTATATTAATACAGACTAACATAAATGGACAGACCATAGTGATGGATGAAAACTACTACTTTAAAGTAGTTAACGGATAGATATAAAATGGAGAATAATAATAAAATAAATTTAGTACGAGAAGTATATTCAAAAACAGGATATCCTAAAATAATTGATACAAAATTTAATCAGTTAGGGAATATTTCTGTTAATGAACAACTTAATGCTTCAATTACTGTAGATCAATTTTTTGAAACTTACACTCAATTATTTTACGATATCCCCTCTTACGGTAATATAAACTCACATGAATACTTAATCACAACAAGTACAGAATATATTGGTTTTGAAGCAGATAACGCCATTATAAACGCATTACAATCAGAAATAACACAATTAAGAAGAGATTTATTACAATCTCAAATTGATATGGCCGAAACCTTATCAGGAAATAATTTGGGTATTGACCTAAACTCCCTAGAAGATGAAAATCTTCAAGGTAATGCCTTTAAGGAAATTCAATCAAGAATTCAACAATCAACAATAGTTAATTAATGGAAGAATTAAATAGTATAACAATCAATCCTGTAGATCCTACTACATTTGAATATCAAGAATATTTAGATAGGGATATTAATTTAATATCTTCTTCAAGGTTAGATACTACATTCACCCCTACTACTGATTACATAGAGTATTATGTATATGATAATTCGGAGCAATTAATATTTCCTAATCCCAATTCTACTTTAGAAATTTATGACCAAAGAGATTACAATGTATTAAATGGGGATGTTATTTTATTCCCTGATGGTAACTTAGAAGATTTAGGTTTTGATGAAGGTACTTTTTATTCCACATATAATTTTTATAGAAAACAATTAGAATCAGACCAGTTTATTAGGTATTATATCTGTGAAATTAGTAGTGATAGGACTGAAATTAGATTAAAAAGTGCGACTATACCTAATGATTTACTTATAAGTTCCTCAAATTCTTTCATAAGATATAGAGATGAAGCTGATTATTTTGTAGATTTTTTACTTAACTTTGGGGGTGACCAACAAGTAATAGCTAATAACTTAAAATTAGATACAGTAACTGAAGTTGATCCTTCTTTATTAGTTAAGTTATATGAACCTTTACCTGCTAATTTTAACTTAAAAGATACTTTATGGGTAGTTGAGGAAATTTCTTCCCCTCAAGCCTATAGTGTAACCTTCCCACCTATAATTTTTGCTCCTAACGATTCTCAAATTATTAAGGGTCCAAATTATAGTATATCAATAACTCAACAAACAGGTGAATCCTCACAGTTATTTAACTATGATACCCTACTAAGTTCAAATGTAACTAGCTCTTCTGATCAACTTAAAAATCTCCTAAGTAGAAAAGAAATAAGTATAAACGTAGATTATAAAAATTATAATAACTTTATTAAATTTAGTTCGGCACAAACCCGTTTAGAAAATTTCTATTATAAAGTAGGATTAATACAATCTACTACGGGTCAGATAGATTCTTTACCCTTAAATGATGCTTTTTACAGTGCTAGTAAAGCCGAGTTATCAACTAATATTGAAAAAATAATCACAAGTTTTGATGGTTATGAGTATTTTTTATATTACGATAGTGGGTCTGCATCATCATATCCTAAATCTACTACAACCCCTCCTTATATACTAATGCCTTCAGACAGTGTTATAGTAAAAACATGGTTAGGTAGTGCCGACCCCGAAAATTCTTTTTATGGAGGGCAAGCTTTAATAGCCTCAGAGTATGATAATAATAATCAAGATTATTTATACAACACAATACCCGAATATTTAAGGTCTGACCCCAATAACGAAAAATATGAATTATTCGTGGATATGGTGGCTCAACAGTACGATAACACATGGTTATATACTAAGAATATTACCACAAGATTTGACGCGGATAACCGTTTAGATTATGGTATTTCCAAGGATTTAGTAGCGGATGCTATTAGGGATTTTGGTGTAAAGTTATATTCAAATAATTTTAATACTAATGACTTATATACTGCATTTTTAGGATTAACCCCTTCAGGTAGTGATTTCCCATTCCCCTATATGACGGGTTCAATAGATGGTGAAGTTAATACACCTACGGGGTATGAGTACATAGATACTCAAATATCAGCATCCAATAATATAGTTCCATTGGACGATGTTAATAAGCGATTATATAAACGAATTTACCATAACATACCTTTACTACTTAAGAAAAAAGGCACAATAGCAGGAATAAGAGCTTTAATAACTGCATATGGTATTCCTAGCACTATTCTAAGAATAAACGAATTTGGTGGGAAGGATAGAAATGATTTTCAAGACTGGGATTATAGTCAAGATGTTTTTAATTACGCTTTTTATTCAGATGGGGTAAATAGTACTATGACTTCTTCATTTGAATTAAATGATGGTTTTGCACAAACTAGACCTAAAACCTTACAATTTAGATTTAAGACACCTGGAATACCTGAAGATTCAAATCCGATACGTCAAAACTTATGGGTTGGAGATAGTAATACATCCTTTATTACATTAGATTATAATGGATTAGGGATGACTACTTCAAGTTATAGTGGGTCGACTACCTCCGAATTAAATGCTTATGGAACTTTAACATTTTTTCCTGACGGTAATAATGGATTAAATAAAACAGCAAGTATTGATTTACCCTTCTTTGATGGGGGATGGTGGTCAGTAATGGCAACAATAGACTATACAAATCATGAAGCTCCTGCTTATTTATACTCTGCTAACAGAATTGGAGATCAAATTGGTCACTCTGCTGTAAGTAATGTAACCCATAACTGGCAGTATTTTAATTTGATAAATACTTCAAGTTTTCCATATCCCCATAATATGTCTGTAAATGGAGGTGAAATAACTCCTTTTGTAGGTTCATATCAAGAAATAAGATATTGGAATACTCCTTTAAGTGAAAGTTTATTTTATGATTATGTAGTTAATCCCTATTCAACACAAGGTAATACCATTAATGTTACCCCTAATGATCTAGCTTTTAGAGCAGACTTAGGAACACAGCTAATAACCTCAAGTAGAAAATCCATACATCCCAAAGTAACGGGGTCTTGGGAGATAACGGAATCATTTGCCTCTGGAGACAGTATGTTTTATGTATCAGGTTCATTTGTAGAAAACAAAGAAACCATATTTTTAAATCAAGTACCTGGAGGTATTAAAAATAGGATAAATGATCAAATACGTATAGCTCAAGAAGCAACCCCTTCTGGCTCTACATTATCCCCTTATAGGTCAATTCAACAGGATAGTTACCCAAATGGGAGTAATCCAAGTATTAATTATCTAGAGGTAGCATTTTCACCTACAGATCAGGTTAATGATGATATTATAGCTCAAATTGGTGCTTTTAACCTAGGGGATTATATAGGTGACCCAAGACAAATAACTGAATCTGGTACTTCTTATCCTGCTTTGGATGCCTTAAGAGATGAATATTTTACAAAATATATTAGCAGCTATAATATAAATGATTTTATTAGATTAATTTCATTTTTTGATAATTCTCTATTTAAAATGATAGAGGATTTTACACCTGCTAGAACAACTTTATCTTCGGGGGTAGTAGTAAAACAAAATTTATTAGAAAGAAATAGACAAGCTCCTCCTATAGTATCATACACAACCCCTGAATACTCTGGAAGTGTTAAGTCATTCCCCAGAAATTACCAAGTTCCTGATTCTGATACTTCATTTCCATCATATGGTAATACTAGTGGTTCTGCTATATATAAATTTAGTGGGGGAACCGGTGGAACCTTTGAACCATTTAACAACTTATTCTCAGCCCCGGCTAGCACTAGTGGTTTAACCGAAACAGAAATTTCGTCCTCTAAATTTTTTGCCCAATATCCTGAGTTTGTCCAGCAGTGGAGCGAATCTATAACACCTTCTTTAGGGATAACTCCTCCATATAATCAAGCTCACCCCGAATTAAATCAACAAACCCCTATAAATTATCCTAGAATTGATCAAAGAGAATTTTATAATGGAGAATTCGGAAATTCTATACAAGTAAAAGCAAATGAAATCTGTAAAGCATTTTTTGGGCAAGATTCTATTATAGATTATTTCTTTAGAATAGCATGGTTTAATAATAATAACAAACAAGAACAAGAGTTTTTATCATCTGACTTTTTACCTTCTCCAGGAAATGTTTGGTTTTGGGCAGATACAGTTAATCAAGATGGTGAACTCACACAGAATTACCCACTTAATATAACACAAAAATTCCAAACATCGTCCTATGGAGCCAATTCTACTTTTTTTACAAATGCCTCTACTACTAGTGGTAATGGGAGTGGTGCTTCATTTTCCATTACAACAACAACAGACCCTGCAGCACTTTCATGGTTAAAAGTAGTATCAACAAATCCAGGTAGTGGTTATAAAAAGAACGATACCGTAACAATATCACAATCAACATTAATAGGCTTAGGTTTTCAATCAGCTACACAAGATTTAATTATAACTTTACTTACTCAGGATGTAGCAAATAAAGTAACTAATAAAGTATCATATATTAAAATGTCTAATGTTGATGATAATGGGGTAAAAATACTACCTTTTATTATTGATAGTAATTATGCAATATTTAAACTAACGAGTGCCTCAGATTGGAGAAATGTTATAATTGAAGGATTTCAAACTTACTATATATCAAACACACTACAACAATCAGGTTCAACCTTAATAGTAACTAGTGAGTTAGAAGGTTCAGAGGCGGTTAATTCTTTTGATACTAGTTTTTATGATTTAACCTTTAGTGCTAGTGGGGTATTTAGTTATTCTGCTACCTCTTCGGGGGAAGATCCTAATGTTATACCTTCTTCAGGAATTACAGAATCTATATCTCAAGGTTATTTCCCACCTATACCCTCATTTCCAACAGAATCATTCTTTAGAGGGTGGTCACAGGCTGATTATTTCCAAACATCCGCTACAGGGGATGTTTACCGAGTATCTTCAGGTAGTGGATTCAACACTGATACTTTTGGTAATTTTAATACAGGCTCAACTGAATTTGATGGCGATGATACCAACACTGTAAGTAATATCCCATGGTTTATGAATGCCAAAGCTTCAACATACCATGCTTTAAGTGCTTCTTCTACAATAACAAACTCCCAAAGAATTGATAAATTATATCTATATGAAGGAGATATTACGGCATCATCCGTTCCAATAGGCCCAGCCTATAACATATATACACCACCACCACCTGTAACAATTGACATCCAAATTGAAATGGTAACCCCAGTTAGTCCTATATTAACTACTACTTGTGTAAGTGGGTGGTCTATGCCTCCTGATAACTCCAACCTTGACGCTTCAATGAATATAAATGTAAACGGAGATCCTAACATACAATATTATCTGGTATTTAAAAATTTAAATGATGTTATAATCTCCCAACCTAGTTGGATTACGATTGTAGGTGATGGTAGTCCTTTAATGATACCTGGTTCTAATAATTTATATAGCGGGAATAGAACACTAACTCTTAGGGCCACCCCTGGTGGAAACGTTGTTGTAGATGGACCAACTGAAGTAAGAAGTGTTAAAAGTGTTATAATAAATAATGATGATCTTAATAATCAATCTTCTTGTACCTTAACACAAGAAATATATACCGAAGGTTCATCACAAGGGGGAGGACTTTAATGTAGTCCATAATATTAAAAAAATAGTTTCAAAATATTTATAACAAAATAACATAATGCCAACACAAACTCCAGACATACAATATTACTTTAAGGAAACAACTAATCAAATATTAGTGTCAGGTTCTTCCCCAATAAATACCCAATTAGAGTCTATTAAAGATCCCACAACAGTATTTGATCAAAATTATACTGCTAAAATATCATCATTAGGGGCTAATATGTCTTATGTAGTCCAAAATGGTGTTGAGTTTACTAATTTAATATTAAACAATAACTTAACATATCCCTCACAAACAACAACCTCCACCACTACTGTTACTCTACCAAAAAATGGTAGCAAAAAGGGTATTAATGGTGAATTTCAAATAAGTTCTGCAGGAACTAATATTAATGAAATTATAGTTGTAAATACGGGTTCGGGGTACCAAGTAGGGGAAACAATTACATTCACTCAGTCAGAATTACTATCAGAGGGTTTTACAGGTATTTCAGGGGATATAATTATTACTCTAAGCATAAACAACATAGTAGAATCATCTACAATTATCCCACTTGAAAGTGACCAAGAACTATGGGTATATAGGGGATATAATACATCTAGTGGGGACGGTAATACTTATAGATATAACCCTCACCTACATAGACCCTATAAAGCCTATATAGTAACAGAAACAGGATCAGGAATCCCTACATCTGCTTTTATACCAGTAGGTGGTCCCATAAGAAATACTAGTATAAATAGTAATATAGATATACCTAGTTTTTTTCTAGAGGGAACACTAGCTTCATTAGGTAATGGGGTTTTAAATGGCACACCCCAAATTAATATTGCAGTAAGTGGATCATTTCAAGTATTCCATGAACAGATGTCAGTTTACCCTTGGGTTTTTACACAATACACCTCCTTACCTTCTCCACCAGCCCTGGGAGCACAATGGCGTCTATATCTAGAAAATGCCGAAGTATCTTCATCCAATTATGAATTTAATACTACAACAACCCTAGCTCCTGGTAATTCTAAAATATCTTATAATAGTTCAACTATAGCTTCCGTAACTGAAGTTAAAGTAGGTCCTGAAACTGCCTTGTATGATACTTTAATAACACTATCAAATTCAGTAACAACCTACGGTAAAGAACCTGGGATGATAAAAATACAACAAACCTCAGAAAGTACAAATTTTATATTATTTGGAATAGATGCTGTAGTAGCAACATCATCTTCACCACTTACTGTTGATTTTTATGTAGAATTAACTGTAAGTAATGCTATTATAGGTTCGGGGTATACTAGCTTAAATAACGACGAACCCTTAGAAATAACACTCTCTGAATTTAGCGAACTTAAAAATAACCTCTTTCAACAACAAACTAGTGGTGTTAATTTTTCACCTCAAGTATATCAAAATAATACATTAATAAATGGTATTTATACTTATACAAGTAGTATAGTACCTCCCTTTGGAACTAATACTAATGGTAATAATGCAATAGGGACTACCCAATTTGGTTTATGTACTGCTTTAAATTATTTTGTAACATATAAGGCATCCCATAACCTCCAATTAGGTAACCCTCCCATAGACATATTGTTTTCTGCGAGTGATGCTACTATAACTCCAACCACCTTTACTTTGGATAGTGGATATGGAGCAGAATTTAATGCTTTAGCCGGTTCTCCATCTGCAGCAGGTTTTGATATAGAACCTGATGGTACTTATTCTTCCCCTACTTTAAATATAGAAATAATAAATACAAATGTGGTAACTAATTTTTTACCACCTAACTTATTTTCAACAAGGTGGAAAGATACTTACATATCATACTCAGAATCAATATCATCTAGTTTAGATGGTTTATATATATTTAATCAGTTACCACAGAATGATGTGGAGGTAACCGCCTCTATGTTTTTAACATCATGGACTGGTAGCGATACTTCGGGTGCACAATACGCGGCAGCTATATATGGCACAAATTCATATGGGGAGGGTGATACTGGCGGTGGTCCAACTTGGCCTACGGCATCAATTCGAATATATACAGGCAGTTATCCTAATTCTATCCCCTCAATAGGGGATGCATTTGCAGTCGAGGAAGTATTTCAAAATTCTGATATCCATGTTAATGGTTTAGCTATAACCATGAGTTATCTAATCCCTTCTCAATCAATTAATATTAGAGATTGTTTATCTTTAGCATTACAAGTGTCATCGGGTTCTGCAAACCCCTCTTCAGTAGAAAATTCTTTAGTAGTGCAAAACTACCAATTAGAATTTAACGTACAAGCAAGCCCTTTAGAAGGTGATGGTTTAGTTCCTACGTTTATAGAAAATGCTTTTGAGGGGACAAATGGATTTAGTAAAGCTTTGGATTGTCAGCCTTTTTTAAATAATGTTAATGAGGAACGCGAAAATAAAGATATACAAATAGTTAATTATTCAACCGGTATATACAAACCTTCAAATTTTGAATTAATAATAAGTGGGTCGGCACGAAAATCCACAGTACCTCTTTCAAACTACACACAGTTAGCTTCTATAAATAATAAATATGTAGGTAGTAGATCAACAGCCCAGGATTTTAATGTAGCTGTTGAACAAGATTCAACGGAATATACATATGGAAATGTACCTGTAGTGGATTATCAAAATGCATTTTTTGCATATTGTGAGCAAATTACAGACCCTTACCCTGTAATAAATGATAAGATACAATTTAACATTAAGTATTTAATTAATGCTGGTGGTGATGTTAACAACCCTAACCTATCACCTTACACTGCTTTTGATATTGAGGGTACTTGGGTAGAGACGACAGACCCATTATCAAAACAATATGGTAAAGTAGGTATGAATCAACAAGGAGGAGTTACCTCATATAATATATTAAATGGTGAACAAGAAATAGAAAAGGTAGCAAAACAATTAGTTCCTGTTTTATATTCTCAAACATCATCTAATGGTTATCAAAGTTTTATTCCTATAAAGGGAACAACTATCCCTGAATATAAACCCGCATTTACAAACTATGCAATGACTTTTAGGGGACCATTAAATAAATCATCTTCATTTAATTCTAAAGCCATAACATTGGATAATTTTATGGGTTCTAGTAATAATGCTGCATCCAATTTAACAAGCGGAATAATATACGATCCTAATTTTACTTCTAGTATTTCATCATCTATAGTGTCTTCATCTGTGAGCTATGCATCACTAGGTGAAGTATACTTCTCTGCAGACTCCGATAGTGATTATAATGTACCGGATTTATCTGCTCCGTATACCATAGAATTAACAACTACCTTCCCTACAACTCCTCCACAACAATATAGGACATCAACAGGAAATATATTTAGTCGTAGTAGTTTTAATGGGGGGAAAGTAGGTGAATTTAGTATATCAATGGAAAAAAATAGTGGTAGCTCATTTGTAGCAATACCAATACAACAAATCTCCCCTCCAACTTTAACTTTACATTATACTGGAGGTAATACATTGACACTCGATTTATTTACAATATACGGAAGTAGTAATGTTGGACTTATAAATAACAATAAAACATATAGAATTAACATGATGGCTAATCTTACTAGAGATGCTGCTACTCAATTAGGCCAGGATGCTTATGGAGCAATATATGCAACTTTAAACTTAGGTATAAAAAATGCAGATAGTGAAGTTATTCAATCAGAAACCCGATATAGATTTAAGGTTCAACAAAGTTATTTAACTGAATCTGTTGATCCTCCTAGAAATTATTGGAATCCTACAAACCGACCTATATTCCAAGGAAGTGCAGTTATATCACCACCACAAAATGGTCCCTTTGTAGGTTTAACTATTAACCCTAATTTAACAGATCCAGGTCAATCAGAAAGTGCGGGTTCAATGACAGTACCTTTTTGGACATTTCCAACTTCTTCAACTTCAGAATTCCCTGATTCTTCTTTAAATTCACAAATAGAATTATCTAATTTAACACTAGTTAGTGGTGTTACTCAACCTGTGGGGAATGAATTTTATAATAAAGGTAATATTCAACAATCCTTAGTGTATAATCCAGGCCCAAGTACAAGATTCCCAGGAGGATTCGAACCCGCAGATACTACAATGCCTAATTTTAACATAGAATGGAAAGTAGAAGAAGGAGATCAAATAAGATTTATTAATAGTGAAGATCAGGTGTATAATATTTTATCAGTTATCCCTCCTACTGAAAGATCTAACAGACAATTACTACTACTACTAGATAGGGAAGTACCTGCTTCTATAGATAAAGATTTCTTTTTATTAAGAAGGTGGATATTTGAACCGTCATCTATAATAATAAATAAGGAATTTCCTTATGCTGAACTACCAATTAAAAAAGAGTTTCGACCTAATGTAAATTTAATTACTACAAATACCCCAATAGGTTCCACAGGTAATGATGCTACGGGTTCAACTACAACTCAAGAACAATCTGGTAGTATGGTAACAGTATATAATCCATTATTAAAAAAGAATAATACCCCATCAGGATTTTTATTTCCACCATTCCCAATCCCTGAAATAGAACTTACACCTGATAAAGTAATGAGTGCACTAAGAGATAACAAGCTAATAGATTAACATATTTATAATATATAACAAACATTTAAATCAAAAATATAAAAATTATAAATTTAATTACATAAACTAATAAAATATGGGTTACCTTAACAATTCAGTAATAACAATAGATGCTATTTTAACTACCAAAGGTAGAGAATTACTAGCAGCTAACGATGGTTCATTTCGAATCACACAATTCGCCTTAGCAGATGACGAAATTGACTATACATTATATAATCCTAGCCACCCATCAGGTTCACAATTTTATGGAGAAGCAATAGATGGAATGCCTTTATTAGAGGCATTCCCCATTGAATCTCAAATTATGAAATATAAGTTAACGACATTACCTAGAGGAACGGCAAAATTACCTATATTAAATGTTGGATATGGAGCGGTAACACTTCAACAAGGTGCTACTTTAGCAATTACTCCTCAAACATTGAATTATTTAGGTAATGATCAAGTATTTGAAACATCAGGATATAGTGTAACAATTGCGGATGTTAGATTGTTGAATACTTTTGAGGCAACAGGTATTAATACTGAAGCAGCATCTATTTCTAATATCAATTCAACAACAACATTAGGAACAAATGTTTCTTCAACAATAACAGGTACACAAATTACCTTAAGAGCAACAACCATAAATACTTTATTTGGTGCTAATGCATCTTTAGTAAGTACTCTGACATTTACAGGTTTGGATAGTGGAGCTAGAATTACTATACCAATCACGATAACAAGATCAACAACATAATATAATAGACATGGGATTCAAAAGACTAGAAACAGACGATTTTATAGTAAGCGCTCAAGCTCAAACATCGACATGCTGGACCAGCAACGTACCTGTTTTAACAACATTTTTCACACAATCTAATCAAGTAAATTCTGATTCGTTTAGTTACTACACAACCATATTTGATTTAGACCCCACATCCTCACTTTCTAAAGCTCAATTTGAAATTGCATATGGTAATAAATCTGGAGGAGGAGCAGCAGCATTTAATCAAGCGGCAGTTCCAGGTGTTTCACCCTCTTCCACAATATATGGTCAATATAGAACTTTAGTTTTAGAAGATGAAAATGCATCCTTTATGTTCGGCACAACGTCATCAGATTCGATTTATGCTTTAAGTATAGAAAGAGCTGCTTATAAGGAATCATTATTTCCGGGCTCGTTAAATTTAACTTTAACACTGGGTAGTGCTACTATAAGTCTAACAGATAATTCTAATATGGTTTCCACTCCAACTTATTTTGGTACCATGAGATCATATCAAATAATTAGTGGTTCTAATGGTTCTGCCCCTTCTGGCTCTGGGGGGTTCTTACCAAATGGTAGCTCATATGGACTATTCTTGCCAGATATAGGAACTATATTATTAAATGGTGATGCTTTAGATCAATCCGCGGGTAATGGTGGTATACTTTTAAATACTAACAAAGCACTAAATACCATAGCTAATAACTCACTAAAACTATTAGCCTCTATCCAATCAGGATCATCATTTGGATTAAATTCAGAAGAAACAATTACGTCCGATTACATATTTGTTAGAGCAAGAAATTCAGAATTTAATTATTCCGAAAACCCCTCATATATATCGGGTTCAACTGGGGAAGTAGTTTATAATTATTTTATTAATAACCCACAAACGTATCTTACAACTATAGGTTTATATAATGATAGTAATGAGTTATTAGCTGTAGCTAAACTTTCAAAACCATTAAATAAGGATTTTACTAAAGAAGCTTTAGTTAGGGTTAAGTTAGATTTTTGATGTAACTCTAACCAACATTTATGTTAAATAAATAAAAGTATATGGGGGCTTTCAAAACACTAAATTCACAGGATATAATAATATCACCATTAGAAGTAACTAAGGGATTTTCATTTCAAGGAAATGCCCTAACTGCTTCCGATGTTGGTATTGACCGTTTTTTAGGAGCAAAATTTCAAACTTCGAGTGCTACGGGATATATAACAGAATACTCACAATCAGCTATATACCATTCTATACAGCAACTATATTATTCAAATTATATTTCAAGCAGTAATGGAGAGGTACAAACTGCAAATCTTCTCAACAACAACCCCGATGGAACTGTTACAGGTGAAATAGCATCTAATGCTTTTAATAACTACCCTCAAACTGATCTTAACCCTGAAAAATATTTTCCTACAAGCTCAACACCATCATTTGACCCCATGATTGGGGTAATGTCAATTCCAAAATCAATGTTTGGGGATTATATTTTACCTAATTCTATTAAAATTACAACAGATAGTGGTAGTTACTACGATGATGGTGAAGGAAGATTAATAATAAATAACGTAAATGATACTAAAATAGTAGTAGGCAATGTTATTTATGGTCACGGGATGATAGTATTTAGTGGAGGAACAAGAAACGAAACTATAGAAGAAATAAATGGTGAAAGAATAATTGATAATGATGATGTTATTTATTTTGTGGATACAACAAATATTATACTATCCTTTTCATCTTCTTTTACTATATACGAAACACAATATAAATGTACTATCACAGAAAATGATTTTAATTATTCTCAAAATCCTACAACTATATCAAATTCCAGCAATAACGGTACTGTTTATCATTATGCAACAAGCTCATATTTCTCACCTTATGTCACAACATTAGGGTTATATAATAAAGATAATGAGTTAATGGCAGTAGGTAAAATGTCACAACCCCTCCCTACCTCTCGAACTACAGATACAACAATCTTAGTAAACATTGATAGACAATAAAATTTTACATATTTATAACAAAACAAAAATATAACATACTATGCCTCCACTTAAAATATTATTACTAGATGGTATACAAACCGGACAAACAATAGAGGCACAACAAGTTTCACAATCCGTAGCTGCTTTTACTGGAGCCGAGGGATATGCAATCACAATATCAGGCTCACTTGAGTTAACCGGTTCACTAGGTACAACAGGTTCCGTAAATTTTATGGGAGTAGCTGATAATGTAGCTGGAGTATCTGAGGCATCATATGGGGTAGTATTAATAGGACCTGATGGTTCACTTTGGTCAGGCAGTTCAGCAACAAACCTTCAAGGAGCACAAGGACCTCAAGGTTCAATAGGTTCACAAGGTATAACAGGTATTCAAGGTATAATAGGTATTCAAGGTATAACAGGCTCTCAGGGTACACAAGGTGTAACAGGGGGTTTAGGTGTGCAGGGTACTACTGGTGAGGATTCTACGGTACCTGGTCCTCAAGGTCCACAAGGAACAATAGGTAATGTTGGAATCCAAGGTACAACTGGAGATACAGGACTTCAAGGTCCTCAAGGAAGTACGGGTACTGGAATTCAAGGTATAACGGGTGCACAAGGTACTCAAGGTCCAACTGGGGAAGATGGTAGTGTAACAAACCCTCAAATAAGCTCAACAATTAGATACCAAGCCTTTACAAATGGCTCAGGATTAACAGCTCAAGAAATTAACATATTATCCTCAGGTAACGTATACTCAGGTTTAACATATTCTAGAACAGGCACAACCGTAACTATAACATCAAACTCTCATGGTTTGACAAATGGTAATCATATTGTAGTAAGAGGAGGAGTGGATAATTATTTATATGCCATAATTTCAAATGTAAGTGCAAACCAATTTAATTATACATCAACAACTTCAGGTACTACAACAGGGGTAAATGCTGCTTATATACCCGCTATTACGACCTCAGATGTATCACAAGGGGGGGTTACAATTTTAGCACCCTCTTCAGGAGATATACAAGTGTTATCTATATCAGCAACAACAGGACCAAAAAGTAACTCGTCTTTTGTACTAACTATGCCTCAAGGTATAACAAATGGTTCCGGGACTAATACCTCTGTTACTAATCAAATTCCACCGCAAGCAGGAACATGGAATTTATCTAACGGAAATTTTAATGGTGCCAGTGGAATCCAAATTAATACGGGAGCAAACTTTAATTCGTATACAATGGGTGCAATTGCAACATTCGTAAACAACTTAATAAGATTTGATTTTTAAAAAATCCCCATAAAAAATGCCATACACAAACCAACTTTTTATTGGTAAAATAACAAACACTACCCCTACATACCTTAATGTAGTAGCCTTAAAAGGTAATACTATATTAGGACAAAATACAATAACGGGGTTAGTATCATTTGATGTCACCTATGACTTAAATTTATTAAGGATAGGTATGACAATAAATACCCTACAAGATGGATTTGATGAGGTTGTTACTATTGTTAGTATAGATTCTACAACTCAAATAACTGTAAGTACAAATGCAACTTCAACCACCTCCCAAAACACATTTACAGCAAACACCGCTCCAGGTAAATACTTAATTCAAAGTGCTTCCTTTTCTGACCCACAAAATTTCTTAACTGTAAATGATATTACAGGTAGTTTAGATGTAGGTTATAATGAAACTTTAAGTCCAGTGTATGGCATTTTAGGAGTAGCGGCACAGACATTAGGAGGACCAGTAATTAATGGTAGATTTTTTAACTACAAGATAACTGAAAAAGTTTACAATAATATATCTACAGCCCAATTCTCGGCATTTATAGAATGGGGTGGAGAAGGTTCTGAATTGGATAGTGGGAATGTCTTACATACATTTGCAAATCAAACATTAGCAATTGGAGCCTTATCTGACATATCATCATATCAAAACCTATATGATCCTTCTCTAATTACAGGTACCCCGGCAGGCTCAGGAATAGCGGCTTATCAAATAGCTATACCTCTTATAGATAAGGCAATAAGCACCCCCTTTCCATTTACAGGATCTGCTCAAATTACGGGTTCATTAGCGGTAACCGGAAGTAGCAAATTTATAATTCCTGTAGGAGGAATTGATGGAGAATTTTCTATAAAATCTGGTTCGTTACCTACAAGTCCTTCATTATTTAATGTAAATGGGGAAGGTACAATTCAATTTTTTGCATATGACAATTCATATACCCCAACACCTATATTAGGAGGAATATATTTTACTTCCGAAAGTATATATGTGGGGGTAGAATAAAAATTAAAATTTTTAATAATTATAATAAATAAATAACTAAATAAATTATGGCAACATGGAAAAAAGTAGTTGTATCTGGATCGGACGCTAATTTAGCATCCCTAACCCTAGATACAGCTCTTACAGTAGAAAATGGCGGAACAGGCAAAACAACCCTTACAGATGGTGGTGTACTTGTAGGTAGTGGTACTGGTGCAATCACATCGCTAGGTCAAGCAATTAATGGTCAATTAGTAATAGGCAGTACAGGAGCAGACCCTGTATTAGCTACTTTAACACCAGGATCTAATATTGAAATAACAAATACAGCAGGGTCTATTACCATAGCGGCTACAGGATTAAATTCTGGAACTGTTACATCGGTAGGGACTGCTGGAACAGTAAACGGAATCACTTTAACAGGTGGTCCCATAACCACAACTGGAACAGTTACTTTGGGAGGAACATTAGCAAACATTGCAAATTCCCAACTAACAAATTCTAGCATAACTATAGGTTCTACATCTGTAGCTTTAGGTGGGACAGCCGCAACGGTTGCAGGTTTAACACTTACAGGGGTACAAGCCAGTGGGTCATTTAGTGGTTCATTTCAAGGAGATGGTTCTAATATTACGGGTATAGCATCTAACTTAGCAATAGTAGGTGAGACTGGAACAGGTACTGTAGCCTTAAAAACTCAAACCTTAACAGTAACTGGAGGCGAGGGTATTAATACTGTAGCAAGTGGTCAAACTATAACAATTTCAGGTGAAGATGCTTCATCTTCAAATAAAGGTATTGCTTCTTTTGCTTCAAGTAATTTCACAGCTACAGCCGGAGACGTTGCATTATCTCAAGATATAGCAATTGTACGAGATTTAACTATTGGTAGAAATTTAACAGTACAGGGTACTGCTTCCTTTCAAAACACTACAAACTTAGATGTAACCGATAGATTCATCAGAATGGCTTCGGGTTCAACTTCTGGAGGAGATGGTGGTATAGCAATTCAACAAACTGGAAATCTAGATGCAGAAGCATTTGGTTGGGATTCAGCAGTATCACGTTGGGGTGTAACAGGTTCATTTGATGCCTCTCAAAACTTAATGGTACCTGATGCCTTTATGTCTACAGTAATACAAGGCGCAGCCTCAGATCCTACAGCCGTAGTATCTAAATATACTAAACGTGGTAATATTTTTGCTGCGGCTGATGAATCCATATGGATTTATTCATAAACAAATATGGTTTAAAAAATGAGTTTTAAAAGTGGACATTTAGAAATAGGAGTGGTAGATCTTAAGCAGGATCTACCTACCCTTTCTATAGGCGAATTATATTTTCTTTTATCTTTTATAGGTGAATCTAAATTTAAAGGTAAAGATGTAGAAAAAGTTTATGCTTTATCCCTTAATTTAAATAACATACTTCAATATCAATTAGAAATTAATAGAAAAGAAGAAGAAAATAAACCCTCAAATTAAAAATTAAAATAAAAGTTATTACCTAGTTAATTTTTTAGCATATTTTAATATTTATAAGGGTATTATAGGCCTTAACGGAAGTGGACTCTATTGAGTACCTACCATAATAAAAATATTCATATGCCAAATTGGAAAAAATTAATAGTTAGTGGCTCAGATGCCATTTTAAGTACTCTTCAACTGTCTTCAACCCCCGTAGGTTCAACCGAAACTAAAATTCTAGTACAGGATAACTCAGGAAACATAAAATTCAGAACTAACTTATCATTACAAGGTACTCAGGGTACAACTGGAGCAACAGGTACTCAAGGAACAACAGGTACAACAGGAACAACTGGAACTCAAGGAACAACCGGAACAACAGGAGCAACGGGTTCAACTGGAACTCAAGGAACAACCGGAACAACAGGAGCAACGGGTTCAACTGGTACTCAAGGAACTACGGGTTCAACAGGAGCAACTGGTTCAACTGGTACTCAAGGAACTACGGGTTCAACAGGAGCAACTGGTTCAACTGGTACTCAAGGAACTACGGGTTCAACAGGAGCAACTGGTACTCAAGGAGCAACCGGAACTATTGGTGTGCAAGGAACAACGGGTTCAACCGGTGCAACAGGAGCAACAGGTACTCAAGGAGCAACCGGAACTACAGGAGCAACAGGAACAACTGGAACTCAAGGAACAACCGGAACAACAGGAGCAACTGGTACTCAAGGAACAACTGGAGGAACAGGTGCAACTGGTACTCAAGGAGCAACCGGAACTACAGGAGGAACAGGTGCAACTGGTACTCAAGGAACTACGGGAACCACAGGAGCAACTGGTACTCAAGGAGCAACGGGTATACAAGGAACCCAAGGATCTTCGGGTGTCCAATCGGGTACTCTTAATTTTATACCTAAATTTACATCACCAACCACTTTAGGAAATAGTTCTATTTTTGATAATGGGAATGTGGGTTTTAATGTAATACCATCAATAACACCTAATAATTTCTCTTTAGAATCGGCAAATGGTAATTCAATACAATCAAGGTTGGTGCTTCCTCAGTTAGCTTTATCGACAAATATAGCTGGAGATTTTTATCAAGCTACTTATAAAAACAACGGGTTTTCGTCTAGGATTTTATTGGACGGTACAAATTCAGGAGGAATTGTTTTTAATACTTCTGTATTTGGTGTTGCTGGAGCAACAATAGTATCTAATGAAATAATGAGAATTACTCCTACAGGCTTCGTAGGAATAGGAACTACTTCTATAAACGCTAAATTAACAGTTGAGGGAACTGGTTTTTTTGGCAACAACGTTTATAATTTAAGCCAAAGCCGAGATTTATTTATTTCAGGAGGTAGGAGAGACCCAGGAGATGCGTCAGGTTTTTTGCTTCGTTCCGCGCAGGTTGCAAACGTAGGCTCTACATTTAATATTTTAGTTGCAAATGGTGTTGCTGGTGGTAGTGCTAACTACGGTCAATATACAGACGGTGCAAGTAGACTGTTTATTGCAACTAACGGCAACGTAGGAATAGGCCAAACCAACCCAACAGAAAGACTTGACGTTGTAGGAAACGGTAAGTTTAGTGGTACGGTTACGGCTGCTAACTTTATAGGTTCTGGGAGTGGATTAAGCGATGTTGTAAAATTAATAGGTGCGCAGACGGTTGCGGGGGTTAAAACATTTTCAAATAATATAATTGCAAATGGAAATATAGTAATAGGAATTGGTGGTTCAAATCTAGTTATTGAAAATAGAAATGACTTAGTTTCATCTTCGCCAGAATCAAGGATTTTTACAACAATAGGAGGGGCAGGTGGTATTAGACCAGCCGAAGGTAATCACCTTGTTTTGCAAACAAGAAGTAATATATTAAGAGATATTATCTTTGCCACGGGAACTACACCAACGGAAAGAATGACAGTTTCAGGGTCAGGCAACGTAGGCATAAACAAACCAGCACCCACAGAAAAACTAGATGTAGTAGGTAATGGTAAATTTAGCGGTACGGTTACAGCAGGCTCGGACATAAACGCAAACGGTTTGACAGTAGGGCGTGGTGGCGGTAATATAACTAACAACACAGCAACTGGTCAAAACGCTTTGTCTGCAAACACAACAGGAGGTGCTAACACCGCAAATGGTAGAGATTCTTTGCGAAACAACACAACAGGAAATTTTAACACAGCAAACGGAGTAAATGCTTTGCGTTCAAACACAACCGGAAATGATAACATAGCAAATGGAATAAACGCTTTGTTTGCAAACACAACAGGAGTTAGTAACACAGCAAACGGAGTTGAGGCCTTATTTTATAACACAACTGGTGCTGATAATACTGCAAATGGTATATATGCTTTATATTCTAATACAGTAGGAGCTGCAAATGTCGCAGTTGGAAAAGGTTCTTTAAACTTTAATACATCAGGCAATTCTAATACGAGTATAGGAGTTAATTCTTTAAGAAATAATAATGGGGGGGGTGATAATGTTGCTTTAGGTGTAAATGCGGGTAGAAGTGCTGTTCAATCAAATGCAAACCTAACTGTAACAAACACCTCTATTTTTATTGGTGCAAACACAAGAGCAGCAAATAATAGTGAAACAAACCAAATTGTAATAGGTAATAGTGCCGACGGTAGGGGGAGTAATAGTGTGGTGTTGGGTAATACCAGTATAACAAAAACTACTTTAAGGGGTGATGTAGAAATTACAACATCTGGTACTGCTGGCTCACTTAAAATAAATGATAAATTCTCATTTAGTGGAGCGTCATTATTGGCGGGTAGCGTAGTCCCATCTACCCTTAATTACACCCCAGCCGAAGGTATAAGTTCAATAACATCATTCCCAAACATAAAATCGGATTGGGAATCTAATTTTAAGTATAACGGGCAAACTTTAACAGGTCTCACTCATGCAGAAACGATAGCAAAAGGAGAATTAGTATACCTAGCCACAGATGGAAAGTGGTATTTGGCTAAAGCTACAAATGCTGCTGGTGAGCAATTACTAGGTATTTCCTTAAATGATACTACAACTGGTAATCCTTTTGCTGTATTATTAGATGGTATAATAATGACCATTAATCACACAGACATGGGCTCAGCAACACCAGGAAAACCTCTATATATTTCTCCTCAAGGGGGGCAAGTTACAGAGGATATCCCAACCGGTGAAGCAGAATACATTAGGTTAATAGGACATAATATAATAGATACAGGTGATGGGGTAATCATTAGGTTTAAACCCGATAATGTATGGCTTCAATTATAATAAAAACTAATAAAAACTAATAAAAACTAATAAAAATTAATAAAAATTATGGAACATATAGAACTAACACCCGAAGAAGAAACACAAAGATCAATATTAGCGGCATTTGATTCTGTTAATCTTATCTATAATAATCTAGAAGATCAAGAAACTCTTAACAGAAATATAGAACATTTAAAAGTTATGATGGCTAAAGATTGGTTTGTTAATGGGTTAACCACGCAACAAGCATTGGACATTAATAATTGTATTATATAACATTTAAAATATAAAATTATGGCAATAAAGTGGGCGGGTATTTCCCTAACTTCAGTAAGATTGGGAATTGAGAGTAGATTACAAAAGGCAGATACTATAGATACTAAATTAACAACTATATCCGAAGGAAGCAACGAACATAAAATAGTAGTGTTAGACAATTCTGGAAATCTTAAATTTAGAACTAATCTATCATTAACCGGAGCAACAGGTTCCCCAGGAGCTCAAGGTATAACAGGAACTCAAGGTACTAGAGGATTAACTGGACTAACTGGACCAACTGGACCAAATGGTTCAACAGGATCAACTGGTACTCAAGGAACAACTGGAACTATAGGAGCAACAGGTACTCAAGGAACAACTGGTTCAACCGGTGCAACAGGTCTATTAGGTACTCAATACGTATTTGTACAAGCAAATGGGACAGACATTGAGAATGCAATAGAATTGCAAGCAGCTTATGATTTAGCAATTACAAAAGTTGTAACAACGCAAGCTCTTTCTGCACCTTATGATGCTCCAAGCCAAGACACACCAACTGCACTTATTTTTTATGATTTTAGTGGATATTTACCTGTTTTAATTCAAGGACAATCTTATACTTTTAATGTTGAAGGGGTTGATATGATAGGAGAAGTCGTTATGGAAATGGGATCTTTTCGATATGTGGTTGAATTTCCGACAGCGTTTACATATAATGGAGGCTATGTTCGTGTTTACACTCCGGAAATTGTAAAATCAACCGTAATTGCAGCACCGGGAAACTACAATTTTGAAAACGGGGACTTTATCATGGGCACGCAATACGTTGATTTAGTTTCATTAGACGGAAATAGAAGTATTGTTTTTAATGGAGTAAGTACTATTGAAATCACAGCAAACAATGTTTTTGTAAAAGGTGTTGACGTTTTAGACAAACGATTCACAATAGCAAGCAATTTAAATGCCTTAAAATTAGAAAATTGTAAAGGTGGTGCTAATTCATTCGGTATTAGCATTATCGTACCGGGTACATTTATTGATTGTGAAGGAGGAAATAATTCTTTTGGTACCTACGGTACGGCATCAGGAACTTTTATAAATTGTACAGGCAGCGATGCTTCTTTTGGTAATATAGCATCTGGTACATTTATTAATTGCACAGGTGGTTATGGTTCATTTGGCATTAATGCTATTGGCTCTACAGCATCAGGTGTATTTAGTCATTGTACGTCAGGTGGTGGTTCGTTTGGCGGTAATAACGGTACAGCATCAGGTACATTTACTAATTGCATAGCAGTGGAAAATTCATTTGGCGGCGTTACAGCATCAGGTACATTTACTAATTGCATAGGAAGAAATAATTCATTTGGGGCGCTTAATAGTAGTAGTACAGCATCGGGTACATTTATTAATTGCACAGCAGCGGAATATTCATTTGGTGGTGGTGGCGGTACAGCATCAGGTGTATTTAGTAATTGTCGAGGTGGAGAAAAGTCTTTTGGTGGTAGAAATTTCAATTCATCAATAACAGGTACACTATCAGGTAAACTTTACTATTGCCGTTTGACGTCAGGTACTTTCATAACCAAATCAGGGGCGGGACGTGTTGTTCTTTGCATAGACGGAAATAACAATCAAAATAATCAATAAATAATAAAATTATGAAACAATTTCAATCAACAATAGAAGGAGTTTGGCTAGAGCAAGTTGCGATTCAACTAACAGAAGCAGAAAAACAATTAATGGTTTCTCAAAAAGAAGATGATGCCGTTAAAAAAGAAGCTTTGTTAAAAAGGCTTAAAGAAGAACGAGAGCAACCAACTACATTAGAGAAGTCAGATGCCCTAACAGCTTTTTACAACGGTATCAAACCAACCTTTAAAGAAACAGATTTATACGAGCTAATTGCCTGTAATTTTTCCGAAGATGACACAATGATGTTTAGCGGTATATTAAATTACAGATTGAACACCGAGCATAAGCAGGTACGTTTTAATATCACAAGTAATTAATCACACAGTAAAACTAAACAACTATAGCATTTGGTAAACCCTATACGGAAGATCAGAGAACTGGACACTACATTTTAGCAAGAGTAAAGAAGGAGAAGAGGTATTTTAAAAAAACACGCTATACATCATTAATTTACCGTTAAATATGTTATATAACTTATTTACTCTTTGTTAATAATGAAGTATGTATTTTTAGTATTATGTAAGTTATAACATTAAATTTCCCAAAATCCCACTTAAAACATTTGGTTTTTCTAAAAACTTTTAGTATATTATATATTGGAAACAAATCTATAAGTTTTAATGATAAATAATTTAGCCAAAATAGTTTTAGATAATGGTGGAATAATATCTCCACTCATAATACCTAGTGAATTAACTGGGGGAACTGGCTTGTGTAATGTATCCGTGTTTATAGACGATAATGGAGATATATTAGCCAATATAAGACATGTTCATTACGTATTATATCACTCGGAATTTAACCAAAACTTTTACTGTAAATGGGGGGTATTATCATACTTAAATCCCGAAGATGATGTTCACTTAATAACTGGAAATTATTTATGTAAACTAAATAATGACACATTAGAAGTAGAAAGTTATCAAAAAGTAGATACATCTAAAAACGATATTCCTCCCATATGGGACTTTCATGGTTTAGAAGATGCCAGAGTAATGAGATGGGCTGGTAAATTCTATATGTGTGGGGTAAGAAGAGATGTAAAGCCTAATGGTGAAGGTAGAATGGAACTTTGTGAGGTTGATTGGTATAAAAATAGTGCAATCGAATTAACTAGGGATAGGATTGAACCTCCTACTAAAGATACTTATTTAGAAAAAAATTGGATGCCCATTACAGATTTGCCTTTTCATTTTGTTAGATGGCCAAACCCACTTGAGATAGTTAAAGTAAATTTAGAAGATAAAACCACCGAAGTGGTTACAAATGGGATTTTAAATAAGTTATCTAGTACAACCGTAGTTAATAAAGAAGAAAAATTTGAGTGTCCTTTAGGTATTAGAGGAAGTTCACAAGTAATACCTCTAGGTAATGAAGGTGATAGAATTTGCATAACACATGAGGTAGACTTTTATTTCCACCCTGGAGGACATAAAGATGCTCATTATTACCATAGATTTTTAGTTTGGGATAAGAATTGGAATTTAAAATCTATTTCTAAACAATTTAAGTTTATGGATTCTATGATAGAATTTAATACGGGGTTAGCTATTAAAGATAATCACTTTATAATAACATATGGCTTTCAGGATAATGCGGCTTATGTTTTGAAAATGCCTGTGAGTTTATTAGATAAATTAGAATGGGAGGAATGAAAGAACTAAAAAAACAATTACATAGTTATATTCAAAACCCACAAGATGCATATGTTAATGCTAGTTTAGGAGAAGAATATGAAAAGATAGGTCAGGGGGCAACGGCTCATTCTTATTTCTTAAGAGCAGCTGAGTTATTATATGATAGTAACCCTAAAATGGCTTATACGTGTTTTTTAAAAACATGGAAACAAATAAATACTATTACAAGAAGACCTGAATTCGAAAAGGGACAACTTCAAGCTGCTATCATCTATTCCCCACATAGACCTGAAGCTTATTATCACCTAAGTATATGGTATAGTAACAGGAAAGAATGGATGACATCGTATATGTATGCCTGTTTAGGTAAAACTAAAATACCTAATAGTTCACCTCTACCTTATGATGTGGGATATCCCGGGGATTTTGTATTTGACTTCCAACTTGCCTTCACTGGTTGGTATATAGGTAAAAGAGAACAATCTAAATTTATATTTTTAGAGTTAGGAAAATTAGATAGTATACCACAAAATTTTAAAGAGATAATTGCTGAAAATATAAGAGATATGGGTTTGTAATAGATTGTTAATATGTATTATCACATTTAAAATATAAAGTTATGAATTGGATATACAAAAACAAAGAATTTACTACCCTTAATGATGGAGATTTTGGGTTTGTATACAAGATAACTCACACACCTACAGGCAAAATATATATTGGTAGAAAAAACTTTTTTACTCAACGCAATAAAAGATTGGGTAAGAAAGAACTAGAAATATTAAAAGAAGAAAGAAAATCTCTAAAAACAAGAGGAAAACTACCTTCTAAAAAACTAGTAATTGAGGAATCAGATTGGAAAACCTACTGTGGGTCTAATAAAATACTTATTAAATTTATAAAAGAAGAAGGTAAACACAATTTCACAAAAGAAATACTTGAGTTTGCTTTTAATAAAAAACACCTAACCTATTTGGAAACAAAATATCTTTTTAAATTAGAGGTCTTAGAGACACCAAATTCATATTGGAATGATAACATAGCGGGTCGTATGTTTACTAGCGATTTTATTGGTATATATCATACTTTTTAAGCAACATGTTAGATATAACTAGGCTAAGCCAAAAAGGAGTTATATATTATCGTAAACAACAACACTTAAAGCATGATTAACCATTTATTAGTCACATTAGTTAATTCAATATTGGGTACTGGTAAAAAGACTGCTAGGGGTAATATGGCTTATAATTGTCCTTATTGCAGTCACCATAAACCCAAACTAGAAATTAACTTTTCTGAAAATACCGATGGAAATAATCCTTGGCATTGTTGGGTATGTGGGAAAAAAGGCAAATCAATTAGCTTGTTATTTAGACAAGCGGGAGCATCACAAGATAAAATTAATGAAGCTAAAACACTAAGTAAAGAAGTAAACTACATAAACTACCATGAAAAGGTAGATCCCCTACACGTTATTATGCCTGAGGAATATATTAGTTTACACAATGTTGATCTTAATGATATCATGGCACGACATGCTCTTTCATATTTAAATAATAGAAATGTAGATAAGTATGATATACTTAAGTATAATATAGGTTATTGTAAAACAGGGTTTTATAAAAACATGATAATAATTCCTACCTATGATGTAGATGGTAAATTAAATTACTTTATTGCTCGCTCATTTGAAAAAGACCCATACGTTAGCTACAGAAATCCTCAAGTGTCAAGGGATATTATACCTAATGAACATATGATTAATTGGAATGTACCTATTATATTGTGTGAAGGGTTATTTGATGCCCTAGCCATAAAAAGAAATGTAATTCCTTTATTAGGGAAAAACATACAGAATAACTTAATGAAAAAAATAGTAACATCAGTAGTAGATAAAATTTATATAGCATTAGATAAAGACGCAATAAAACAAGCCTTAAAATTCTGTGAAAAATTAATGGCAGAAGGTAAAGAAGTTTATCTTGTAGACATGCAAGATAAGGACCCGAGCGATTTAGGCTTTAAGGGTTTTACAAAATTAATTCAAAAAACCCTTCCATTAACTTACTATGATTTAATGGAACAAAAACTATCAATATGATAAAAAAATCGTACAAAAGATTACTAGAAATATCAAGTGATTACCAACAAGTTACAATGCCTGATTCTAGATATTATAGACGTAACAGTAAATATTATCCTTCTGTAACCCATGTTTTAAGTTTTTACCCTAAAGGTAAGTATTTTGAAGATTGGCTTAAAAAAGTAGGATATAGTGCTGAGTGGATTGTTAAAAAAGCAGCTGAAGAAGGTACCCTAGTTCATGAAATGATTGAAGAGTGGCTGAGTGGTAAAGAAATTTCATTTTTAAAAGAAAATGGTAACCCTAAGATGCCTGCTCATGTTTGGCAAATGTTTCTTAGATTTGTTGACTTTTGGGAAACCTATAACCCAACCCTAATAGAGGCGGAAGTCCACCTATTCTCCGACATCCTCCAAATAGCAGGAACATGTGACTTAGTATGTGAGTTGGAATTTAATGGTAAAACCGAACGTTGGATTATTGACTTTAAAACATCAAACCACTTACAAACAACATACGATTTACAAGGAGCGGTATATGCTCAGTGTTACGAAGAATGTTTTGGTAAGAAAATTGATCGTGTAGGGGTTTTATGGTTAAAGTCTAAATCTAGAGGTGAAGATAAATCAGGAAAACGTTTAAAGGGTAAAAATTGGGAGGTATATGAATCACCTCGCACTCAAAAAGAAAATTTAGATATATTTAACCATGTTAAGGCCTTATTTCATTTAGAAAACCCAAAATTAACACCTTATACTTCAACATTTCAAACTACCTCTAAAAGAAAAGCATAATTAATAAAAGATTTATACGTACAAAGTAGGCTGCCGCAGGCAGCCTTCGTATATTTACACATAATAAAAAAATAAAGGTTATGATAAATAAAATAGATTTTAAAATGCTGCTATGTGTAGTATGTTCCTTTGGTTTAAGTTTTCTTACCATAATAGGAGAAATTCAAAGTTACATCCCATTTTCGAACTCCACCACAGAAATGGGGTTTGCATTTACTATGTTTTTTGGAGGGTGTATGTTTTTATTCGGAATTAAAAAATAAGGGTTATGTCAGAAGAAGAAATTTATTTTCAAGAGCAAGAGTTTAAGAGATTTGAAACCATTATGAATACTCAAGAGTATTTAACACAAGAGGAGTATGATTTTTGTTTTTACTGGGATAAGGATATTAGAACTGATACTACTTATATTGGGGATTATTCTTCATACGGTGCTTATTTAAACTTAAGAGTTTATTCGGAACACAACCACCATAATCGCCAATTTAAAATGGAAACCGGTGTTAATAGCGATTTGCCTTTTTAATTAAATATATTTTTATGAAAAAAATAGTATACCTACATGGTTTAGAGGGCTCACAAGGTGGACCAAAAGTTGAATTTTTATCCATCCATGGTTTTGTTTACGCCCCCATCATGGATTATAAAACACTAGATTTAGATTTGTTTATAGAAACCCTAGGGATGCCAGATCTAATCATAGGCTCCAGTATGGGAGGCTATGTTGCTGATATCATAGGATCAGAATTAGGTGTAGATGTTTTATTATTTAACCCCGCTCTGCATGGAGTAACAATTGAATTTAATGTAACTAAAAACACTTCTAATTCTTATAATAGAACAATAATTCTGGGTACTGAAGATAAAATCATAAACCCAGAAACAACTAAAAAACTATCATTAGTGGGACATAATTTAGATAAATTCGAAGATATTATAGGAATGGGACACAGAACACCACTTAATATTTTTATCGATATGTATAATAAATATTCTTAATTATGATTAAACTACTTAATTTACTAAATGAATTAAATTTGCCTAAAAATACATGGCAACCCCTTTCTTCTAGTGAACTAAAGGACTTAGAGTCTGATATATTTAATCTTATACAAACTGCTTATAGTGATATAGGTGGTCACCCCAATTATAAAACCGTAAGTGATTTAGCGGGGTCTGATTATAATGTTATAAATTTAGATGATGACCCCGAAATAGATGCAGTTACTATAACCAAAAACAGATCGGGTGGTATTAAACACGTAGGTATAGGACATGATGGTACTAACTCGGCTAAAAGATCAACTTTATTACACACTATAATTCAACTAGGCAAAAACAATAACTACATAGAGGCATCTGGAAGAGTCTCAGATATTCTATTAAAAGCAAAAGTGACACAAGTTACAAATAAAGAGACAATTGAAAAAGCCCTGAAAGGAAAAGAAATTCAAATGTATGACGATGGGTCGTATAGTAGATATTTAGGGGGAAAAAAATATATAAAAATGATGTTCGGAAAACCTACAGTATGATAAGTTTATCACAATTACTAAAAGAAGTACAGGGTAACCCCAAAGCTATTATATTAGCTGGAGCACCGGGTGCTGGTAAGGGTTCTATTTTAAAAGGTTTAGATCTAGGTGGTTTGAAAATATTAAACTTAGATAATAGATACATTGACTTACTTAAAAAGTCAAATATCTCCCTAGATTTAAAAAATGCAACACCTGAAGAAAGAAGCCAACAAGCTATATCTATGGCTGCGGCTAATAAAGATTTTAAAGGAGATATTGCATCTACAATTGAAGGTAAACAATCTTTTATATTAGATGGAACAGCTGCCTCTTATAAACAAACCAACATATTAAAATTAGAATTAGAAGAAACGGGGTATAATGTTATGATGCTCTATGTCTATACAGATCTAGAAAGATCATTACAACAAAATCAAGATAGATTCGAAAAATCAGGAGGTGAAGATAGAAGTCTAGCCCCTGCTATAGTAATGCGTACCTGGTTAGATGTAACTAAAAATTATCTTCCTTATAAAGAATTATTTGGAGACAACTATGTTATGGTGTCTAATACGTTAGATAACAATAAACTAAAAGATATTAATGACATTATAAGCAAATACCTTACCCCATTTAATCCAACAGGTACTAAAGAAAAATCACCCTCACAACAAAAAAGATCTGATCAACAGAAGGTAGAAATGAGTGCTGAAATACAAGATTTATTAAGTGATAATGTAGTTAATAACTTTATATCCAATTCAATGTCTAAAGAAGAAGCACAATCTAAAATAAAACAATTTTTATCCTAAAAATATATGCGAAAAAATTAGGATACCGCGTGGATATGTTGTATATTCACATGTTCGTAAGATTCGAACATTAAAACAATAAAGGTTATGAGTATTGATTTAAAAGTAGAAACTAGAGGTAGAAAACGTAAAGTTACACAATCTAAAGGATTTAATTCAAACAATATTAAATTGGTTAGAGGAAACCAATTAATCTTTAAGGATGAACTATTCCATCCTCTAAAAACAAGCACCGAAGTTGACCAAATCCTTTCTACAGAAGGAGGCTTAATGCCTGCTACTAACATGATATTCACAGGGGGACCAGGATCAGGTAAATCTACACTGGTACTTGACATGTTATCTTCGTTTACATTACAAGGATATAAATGTTTATTTGTAAGTGGAGAAATGGATGAAATAGCTTATTACAAATATTGTAAAAGAATGCCACAATTTGATTGTGTTCAAACTTTATTTTTAAAAAATTATTCTGAAGATGTAAAAAGTACTTTAGAGTATGTTTTTAATTTGGGATATGATGTTATAGCTATAGATTCACTAGCAGAAGTGTTAGATATGTATCGAGATGTTGAAAAATGTACAATGGGAGCAGCTGAACTATGGTTACTCGGATTACAAGATAAAAATAAAAAAGGTCAGAATATAGGAGAGTATTATACCGCTTTTATAAATATTCAACAACAAACAAAAGCTGGTGATTTTGCTGGTTCTAATCGTTTAAAACATATGACTGATGCTATGTGTCATATTGAAAGATCAAAAGATGGTTTAGAAAGAAGTATGTACTTTTCTAAAAATAGAGATTGTGATAAAGATTTTAAAATGTATTTTTCATTTTATGAAAATAAAATTCACTATACCTATCCTAATATATAAAAACAAATAATATGGGGAACTGTTCAAATAATTCAAGTCCTAATACCTTAAAAGGTAAATGGAATAAAAAACAAAATTTACGAAATCCAACTAGTTATGTTGTAGATAAAAAAGGAAATGTTAAACCAATATATACACAGTTATGAGAGCAAATTTTATACCATTAGATGATAATGTAAATAAGTTAATAGCGTTTACACCTTCACTAGATAAAAATTACAGAAAACACCAAAAAATATCTTCTAAGGAGTACCAAATAGAAACTTTGGATGTTATTGATAATCTTAGAAAAGAAGGTTGGAAAATCAAAGGATCTTATCAAAATTTAAGTAAAAAAACACGCCAAATAGATAATCATACTATCAAGATGGAACATCCTGATTTTAATGTACTAGATATTAAAGGCCAAACCGAAGCTATCTCTAATCTTACTATTACAAATTCTAGTAATGGTAAATCTCCTTTATCCTTAAATTTAGGAGTATATAGAATGGTATGTGGTAATGGTGCAATAGCAAGAGATACTATTCAATGTCAAAATATAAACCATACATCTAAAGATTATTATAAATTAGATGAAATACTTGCAAGTTTAAACATTAAAACCCAAAGTGTTATTAAAGATTTTCAAAGCTTACAACAAAAAGATTTAACAAACGACCTGATGTTTAAGATGGCTGCTCAATCCGCTAAAATACGCGATGGTGATAAGTATAATTTTAATCCTAATCAACTACTAAACGTAGTAAGGGATGAAGATAAAGGAAATAGCTTATGGACTGTGTTTAACAGAATACAAGAAAATTTAACACAATCAAATCGCTTAGTAGATTTAAGAGGTAACCATATGCCAGGTATTAATTCTATACCCGAAGATATAAGAGTAAATAAGCAGTTATCTGAATTAGCATATTCATATATGTAATTTAAACTGTTTTACTAATATTTATAATAAATACTTTTATGAGTTTAGTTAATGAAATGATAAAACACTTACTTCCTGAAGAAGAAAAAAGGAGAGTAGTAGCGGTATATGGTGGGGGTTTTAAACCCCCTACCTTAGGTCATTTTGAAGTAGTTAAACAAGCTTTACAAGAAAACCCTAATATAGATGAATTTATTATATTAATAGGAGGTAAAGATAGAGATGGCATTTCACCATCAGAATCTTTACTGATATGGGATTTATATAAACAATACTTATCTATTAAAGTTAATATTAAATTAAGCCCTAAACCACCAATTCAAGCTATATATAATTATGCTAAAGAAAACCCTGAAGAGGAAGTACTATGGATTATAGGAGCTAGGGAAGGTAATGATGAAGATTTTAAAGACATATCAAGTCGAACCACTTCACTAGACAAATACCCTAATATGGATTTACGAGTTATAGTGACTCAAGGAGGTATATCGGGTACGGCTGCAAGAAATGCTTCTAAAATATCATTAGAAAAATTTATCCCTTCTCTACCAAAAGAACTATCGGATGAAGAAAAGGAGCAAGTATACAATTGGGTAGCAAATAAAATACAAGAAAACAAACCCGAAGATGGAAAAGCTGCTCCTTATGGGTCTGGCTATAATAAGGTAAAAGAAGCTATTGTTGGGAAAAAGATAGAATGTGATAACTGTAGTTGGTCTTGGAACATAAAAGATGGTGGGGATGATTTATTTCTTTGTCATAAATGTTACCATGATAATACTCCTTTTTTAAACGAAAATGCTTCATATTCTAAAGATATTGATGTGTTAGATAAAATAAAGCAATTAACCCAACATATGTTAGATAAAGGTTATAATATTGAACCTTTACCTAAAGTTAAATTTGTAGATGGGGATAGTGACAATGCCCGGGATTTTCTCGGTAAAACCGCGTATTATAACCCGAACAACAACACCATCACATTATACACTGAAGGGCGCCATCCTAAGGATATAGTACGCTCATTTGCACATGAAATGATACACCATATCCAAAACTTAGAAAATAGGTTAGGCGATATAGGTGGTACAAATACAATGGAAGACGACCATTTAAACGATATTGAAGCAGAAGCTAATTTAAAAGGTACAATGACATTTAGGAATTGGACTGATAGTATAGATAGAGAAGAAGTATCTAGTTTAAATGAAAATATAGCTCCAATCAAAAACCTTAAAGTATATCACAGCACAGATTCTAAATTTCACGATTTTTCTTTGGATTATGCATGGGATGGTTTTTGGTTTACTGATGATTTAGATTCTCTTAAAAATAGAACAGCAGGAGCTTCAGGAGGAAAGTATATCTTAACAAGGTATATAACTCTTAAAAATCCGGCTAGTTGGGATGAATATGATAAATATTCAATAGGAGAATTAATAAATATGGGATATGATGGTGCATTCCTCCCCGATGAGGGAAGAGCCGATTATTTAGTTTTTGCTCCTAAATCTATTAGTAAAGAGGGAGAAGAAGTTACTAGTTTAAATGAAATAGGAGCAGATACTGAATGGATTGATTTCGAAGGAGGTACTTTAACCCTACAGGATGTGTTAGATTTAACTAAAAACATCCCTCAAAAAAATTACCCTACAGAAAAATTATCTAAAATAGTTTTAAATTGGGGCAATAACCCATCCGAAATAGAAAGAATAGCACAAGTTGAAGTCTCCAAACAATACCCTATCTTAATTATGGCGGATGAGGATGGAAGTATACTATGGATTTTAGATGGTAACCATAGAGCACAAAAAGCACTAAGATCAAAAGCCAAAACAATACCGGCTAAAATTATTAAACCATCCGATTTAGACGACAATGCCAGAAAAGTATTAGGGGTAGTTGCTAGAGGAAAAGTATTAAATAAAGAAAATAAGATATATAAACACACGTCAGGATTTAATGATAAATTAGGTAAAGACCCATTTGGTTTAAATCAATTTGCTCGTGAAATAGCAGAAGAGGTAACTAAATATCAAATTTATTGTGACATGGACGGAGTATTAGCCGACTTTGAACGAGGCTATGAAGAATTAACTGGTGTTGATTTAAAAGGTGAATTTAAAAAAGGAGATGATTTTTGGGATCCTATTAAAGTAGCAGGTGTGGGTTTTTGGGCAGGTTTAAAATGGATGCCTGATGGGCAAAGATTATGGGATTATCTAAAACCATATACCCCACTATTACTATCAGCCCCATCACGTGATGAATCCTCTAGAATAGGAAAACATGTGTGGGTAAAACATAAAATACCCGGTACAAAATTAATATTACGTTATGCTAAACAAAAACAAGAACTAGCAACACCGGATTCAATATTAATAGACGATCGACAAGTTAATATAGATCAGTGGGAAGCTGCAGGGGGGATTGGAATATTACATATTAATACACAAGATACAATAAAACAGTTACAAAAATTAAGCTTATGAGTAAGATAGCAGGTTTAAACCGGGAGTTTGAAAAGAGAGATGTAGAAAGAATGAGAAATCTTGTTAAGGGCAAGTATGGCGATAAAACAGAAACCAGCGTGGGATATACCCCAGCAGAAAAATTTTATAAAGAGGGTGACGTTTGGGAAGCAGATGACCGTTCTTGGACAATTATTGATGGTATTAAACAAAACATTACAAAACTAGACAAAGCAAAAAAATTACACAATATGCCTTTATTTTGTCCAAATTGTAAAGATTTAATGAATAATAGAAATGATAAAGAATTTTTTAAAATACATAAAACCTGCTTTAAATGTGTTATTAAGTTTGAAGATGAATTGAAAAGAACAGGTAAGTTTGAAGAATATAAACGTGATATAATTAATAGTGAAATAGATAATAAAATTAGAGATTTTAAAGAATACGTTAAAGATAAATTATCGGAAAATAACAATTTCATCACAGAAGCAGGAGATATAGAAAAATGGAGAGGCAACATAAATGAAGACCAGGTAAATGAACATGTTGAATCAGTAATTGAGTATTTAAACAGTTTAAAAAAATAAAATGATAAAATTAATGGATCTCTTAGAAAACAAAATATTAGTCCCTAGACGTTCCCCTGAAGAACGCTCTAAGAATTATGTAATTGCTACTCAAAAGAAAATCCAACAGTATATAAAGGATGGTAGTAAAGGTGATCTTGGTTTAGTAGGTACTCCAATAACCTCATTACCTCAAGGTTTAAAAGTAGGAGGTTATCTTGGTTTATTTGGGACTAAAATAACCTCCCTACCTCAAGGTTTAACAGTAGGAGGTTTTCTTAGTTTAAGAAATACACCAATAACCTCCCTACCTCAAGGTTTAACAGTAGGAGGTTTTCTTGATTTATCTGGGAGCAAAATAACCTCCCTACCTCAAGGTTTAAAAGTAGGAAGTGATCTTAATTTATTTTGGACTAAAATAACCTCCCTACCTCAAGATTTAACAGTAGGAGGTGATCTTGATTTAACTAGTACCCCACTTTCCAAAAAATATAGTGAAGAACAAATTAGACAAATGGTACCTAGTGTGAAAGGTGAAATTTATATATAATGATAAAATTAATAGATCTCTTAGAAAATAAAATACTAGTCCCTAGACGCTCTCCTGAAGAACGTTCTAAGAATTATGTAATCGCTACTCAAAAGAAAATCCAACAATACATGAAGGATGGAAGTAAAGGTACTCTTGATTTAAGAAATACCCCAATAACCGCTCTCCCTCAAGGTTTAACAGTAGGAGGTTCTCTTGATTTAGGTAATACTAAAATAACCTTTTTACCTCCGGGCTTAACAGTAGGAGGTTTTCTTGATTTAAGAGATACTTCAATAACCTCCCTACCTCAAGGTTTAAAAGTAGGAGGTTATATTTATTTAACTAGTACCCCAATAACCTCACTACCCCAAGGATTAACGGTAGGAAGTGATCTTTATTTATCATATACTCCTATTACCTTATTACCTCAAGGATTAAAAGTAGAAGGCAGTCTTTATTTAAGAGATACCCCAATAACCTCCCTACCTCAAGATTTAAAAGTAGGAGGTAATCTTAATTTATATGGGAGCAAAATCACCACCCTACCTCAGGGTTTAACAGTAGGAGGTTATCTTGATTTAATTAATACACTCCTTTCTAAAAAATACTCTATACAACAAATCAAACAAATGGTACCTGGAGTAAAAGGTGAAATATATTTATAAAAATAAAATGATAAAATTAATAGATTTACTAGAAAACAAAATTCTTGTTACAAGACGTTCCCCTGAAGAACGTTCTAAGAATTATGTAATCGCTACTCAAAAAAAGATTCAACAATACATGAAGGATGGAAGTAAAGGTGGTCTTAATTTAAAAAACACCCCAATAACCTCATTACCTCAAGGTTTAAAAGTAGGAGGTGATCTTAATTTAAATAGTACCCCAATAACCTCATTACCACAAGATTTAACAGTAGGAGGTACTCTTGATTTATTTAGGACTAAAATAATCTCCCTACCTAATAATTTAAAAGTAGGGGGTGATCTTTATTTAGGGGGTACATTAATAACTACCCTACCCCAAGGCTTAACAGTAGGAGGTTATCTTGATTTAAATAGTACTAAAATAACTTCCCTACCTCAAGATTTAAAAGTAGGAGGTTATCTTTATTTATATGATACTGAAATAACCTCCCTACCTCAAGGTTTAATAGTAGGAGGTGATCTTGATTTAAATAGTACCCCAATAACCTCCCTACCTCAAGGCTTAAAAGTAGGAGGTGGTCTTTATTTAAATAATAGTGAAATAACCTCCCTACCTCAAGGATTAACAGTAGGAGGTGATCTTTATTTATATAATACTAAAATCACCACCCTACCTCAAGGTTTAACAGTAGGAGGTTCTCTTGATTTAAGAAATACACCCCTTTCTAAAAAATCCACTAAAGAACAAATTAAACAAATGGTACCTGGAGTAAAAGGTAGTATATATTTATAAACATATAATGATAAAACTAATAACACTATGAAAGATAATTTTGATGTACATTCTTGGAATACTAATCGTATTTTAGAGAGCAATATGAGCGATGAAGATTTAAAAGCCAAACAGAAGGTTAACATTATTTATAATCAACTAACAAATGACTTCCCAGACTACTTCCAAACACCTAGGGATAAATCCCTATTAAGATTTTCTATTGCATCCTCTCTTACTGAATTAAATTTTAATAATTTAAACGAATCAGAGGAAAAAGAATATGAGGTACAATACTGGGTATATAGAGACGATAATTATGATGATGACTATATTATGGTAAAAGCAAGATCTGAAGAAGAAGCATTATCTAAAGCAAAAGAAGAAAAATATAAAGGTAAAAACTTTAAAATTGTAAAATGATAAAACTAATAGATCTCTTAGAAAATAAAATACTAGTCCCTAGACGCTCTCCTGAAGAACGCTCTAAGAATTATATAATTGCTACTCAAAAGAAAATTCAACAATACATTAAGGATGGGAGTAAAGGTGATCTTGATTTAAGAAATACCCCAATAACCTCCCTACCTCAAGGCTTAACAGTAGGAGGTGATCTTAATTTAATGGGTACTAAATTAACCTCCCTCCCTCAAGGTTTAAAAGTAGGTAGTTACCTTGATTTACAAAACACCCTAATAACCTCCCTCCCTCAAGGTTTAACAGTAGGAGGTACTCTTAATCTAGCTAATACTAAAATAACCTCCCTACCACAAGGTTTAACAGTAGGAGGTGGTATTTATTTATATGATACTGAAATAACCACCCTACCTAAAGATTTAAAAGTAGGAGGTTTTCTTGATTTATCTAATACCCCACTTTCCAAAAAATATAGTGAAGAACAAATTAAACAAATGGTGCCTGGAGTAAAAGGTAGTATATATTTATAAACATATAATGATAAAACTAATATAAAATAACAAAATGAAATTTAACAATCCAAAACTTCTAATTGAAAACAAACATTCAATTTTAGAAAACGTAAAACAGGCAAAACAGTATGTCAACTCAGGTAAATTAACCCAAGACGAACTAAAAGCTTTAATTGATATAGACCCATCACCAACCCGAAAGTATGTAGGTTGGATGGCAAAACAATGGGTTAATAAACAAGTTACTGATTTAGATGAGCTACGAAACACAATTGAAGAATTTAATACATTTCTAGAAAAAGGTAAAGCAAAAACTAAAGATGTATATCAATTCAAATTATTTAAAGATTTACAAGATGAAGTTGATGGCATTAATAACTCAGGAGAAAATGTATCTACCAAAGACCTAGAATCAGATTACGATACGGTAGTAGACACTGCAGACCTACTAATAATGACTCCTCATACCCATGAGGCATCCCGTAAGCTTGGATTATCCCAATTTGCATTTAGAGACTGTAGTGATGGTGGAAAAGATTCCTCATGGTGTACAACTTATAAAGCCCCCGATCACTTTAATGATTATTACTATACAAATAATGTAACTTTTTATTATATTAAAGTAAAATCAGAGCAAATGTTAAAACAACTTCAAGATAAATTTCCAAAAACCTGGAAGAATTTAGTAGTTGTTGCTTTGGCGGTATTAGATAATGGAAAAATTGATGGGTATGATGGGTTAGATAAACAAATTTCAAAGGGTAATATAAAAGAATATACCGATATTATAGGAATTTCATAATGATAAAATTAATAGATCTCTTAGAAAACAAAATTCTTGTTACAAGACGTTCCCCTGAAGAACGCTCTAAGAATTATTTAATTGCCACCCAAAAGAAAATCCAACAGTATATAAAGGATGGAAGTAAAGGTAATTTAGATATATCCAACACTCCCATAACTTCCCTCCCTCAAGATTTAAAAGTAGGGGGTAATCTTAATTTAAGTGGTACCTCAATAACCTCCCTACCTCAAGGATTAACAGTGGGAGGTGGTCTTCATTTAGGTAATACCCCTATAACCTCCCTCCCTCAAGATTTAAAAGTAGAAGGTTATCTCAATTTATCAGATACCAAAATCACCTCCCTCCCTCAAGATTTAATAGTAAAAGGTTATCTTGATTTAGGTGGTACTAAAACAACCTCCCTTCCTCAAGGCTTAACAGTAGGAGGAAGTTTATTTTTAACTAAAACCTCAATAACCTCCCTCCCTCAAGGTTTAATGGTAGGTGGTGTTCTTTATTTATATGGAACTAAAATAACCTTTCTACCCCAAGATTTAACAGTGGGAGGTAATCTTTATTTAATTAATACACCTATGTCTGAAAAGTATACTAAAGAACAAATTAAACAAATGGTACCTGGAGTAAAAGGTGATATTATTATGAAAACACAATGATAAAACTAATAGACCTACTAGAAAATAAAATCCTAGTCCCTAGACGTTCCAAAGAAGAACGCTCTAAGAATTTTTTAATTGCTACTCAAAAGAAAATTCAACAATACATGAAGGATGGGAGCCAAGGTAATTTAGATATATCCAACACTCCCATAACTTCCCTACCCCAAGGTTTAACAGTAGGAAAGGATCTTTATTTAAGTAATACCCCCATAACCTCACTACCCCAAGGTTTAACAGTAGGAGGTGATCTTTATTTAAGAGATACCCCAATAACCTCCCTACCTCAAGATTTAAAAGTAGGAGGTTCTCTTTATTTATATGGAACTAAAATAACCAGTCTACCTCAAGGTTTAAAAGTAGGAGGTTATCTTAATCTAGCTAAAACCCAAATAACCTCCCTACCTCAAGGTTTAATAGTAGGAGGTGATCTTTATTTATATGATACTCCAATAACCTCCCTACCTCAAGGTTTAAAAGTAAAAGGTAATCTTAATTTATTTGGAACTAAAATAACCAGTCTACCTCAAGGTTTATCAGTAAAAGGTAATCTTAATTTAGAAAATACCCCAATGACCTCCCTACCTCAAGGTTTAATA